TATCGCAGACAGGCTCTGGTATTATTACATTTAGTTTTACGCCAACGTCAGCCTCTTGTTATGTACGTGTTGGTAATCTATATGGATCAACTGGAAATACAGTAATCATTGACAATATCTCCGTCCAGAAACTCAAACCTGCTACATGCACGGTGGCGGCTGAAGTGACGATGGGTGTTGGGAGCGGGGATTTGGCTGGGTTGGGTATGTCAACGTGGGCCAACATCCTCGCCCCGAACACGGGTTCTACATGGAACAGCTTTCTTGGACATGGGTATGACAATATTTATACAACTCCTGTTATTGTCAAAGATTGGGATGGGACAAATGGTACAAACGTCGCAGGATTCTCGTGGAACCGTTATGAACGCCATATCAAACTTATCCAAACTAATGCTGACGGTACACAATTCCGAGTTGGATATAAACGCATCGGCATCAACTCTGCTATCCAATGGAGTAGTTGGATATCCTTCGATGGTAGCTTTAACACCTTAACCCACCTGCGACTCGCTTATGGTAACACTGTTCCAATCTGGTTCCGCAGAGTCATGGTAAGCAACAAGGGCGGCATGTCCGACACCGAAATCGAAACAAGGATGGTGGCATAATGCCTTTCATAGACCGAGGACCGCGCTTTGCGGCCTACTATAAAGTGAGTGTAGATTCTCCCTCTGGGTATCTTTACGGTATCCATTGGGAGAACTCCCAGGATTGCGGTGTGTTCACCGTGGACGACACAACCTACAAACTTCGCTGCATCCACTTCTACAAGGGAGAGTTTGCAGACGCTAAGGCTAAACACGCTGAAGCCTTCGACATCTCTTCGTGGGAAGTTGACGGCCTCGCTACCGATCCTGTTGTTGGTGCGCTGATGATGGGGATTGAGCCTGATCTGAGTACGATGCACCCTGTAGCTGCTGCGCTTATTCAGAGTGACCTCGATGCTGGTGTGCCCTACGAAGACATCCTTGAGGGCCGTGCGGCTCTTTTTGGTGACTTTATGGGTTTCTACTTTAGCCATGTGAAGATGGTGTTGCCTGAAGAAGCCTATCTTGTTGATACTGGCGAGACGAAGGAGGTCCTCGATGAGGAAACTGGTGAGTGGGTAGAAGTGGCTGTCATGGCAGAGACTATCTTTTGATGCTCTCTTGAGAATGTTAACTAAGAATTATAAAAAAGGGGGTCATATGACCCCCTACTTATTTCTTTGGCCTTCCCAACTTTGACTTAGGTTCACTCTTTGTTTCAACCTTTGCTTCAACAGTCTTTAAAAAATTATCCTTCATAGTATCACTGATTCCATGAATATCACACACTTCTTCAGTTGATGTAATACTAAAGGGTGCCCTCAGATATTTTTCTAAAAAACTTACTCCATCTTTAGTATCTTTAGCAATAACATTACACTTCCAATTGTTATTGTTTAAAATATACTCAATTCTAATTAGTTTCACTTAAACCTCCATCTTAGATGTCAAATAGTAACTTTCAATGCTTTCTGAATTTGGGTTAGCTCGTTTGCACGTCATTAGACCCATATCCTTTTCTTTAACATAAATAAAATCTAATTTGTAAGAAACATCATCATCTAGAACAGCAAACATATTATTCATATTACCAAAATCAAAACAAATTGAAATATCTTTAGAATTTACATTTTCTGCAATGTCAAAGGAAAGACCATTAGAGAACTTGTTTTTCTTATCGGTGGTCTCCATTTGTAGAATATTATTTATTACAGTAAAATAGATTTTTCCGAACTTGTTTCCAATTTTTTTGATTTTGTTGAAAGTTTCTAGAAATTCTTCATTAACATCAATTGTGATAAATGGGGAAAACTGCACTTTGGGTTCAGATGCGCCAAACTTAGAAGGAATCATTTCTTCACAAAAGAAAATATTTGACTTCTGCTTACCATTCTTAAGAATAAGTTTTTCATCCCTTGCAATAAGTTCAGCTTCCTCAGAATCAACAAGATTAAGATAAGGGACAATAGAGCTATTTGGATCAATAAAATTAAAAGAAAGATTTTCCTTATTTTCCTTAAAAATGTCATTTTCAAAATCCAGACACGCAATAGCATCATTAGATTTTGTGATCATTCGAGAAACAACACGCTCTGGACTAATATCACAACTGAAAGAATTAATTGAAAAATTCAATGTTGCCTTTCGTAGAAAATTATTAAACTTCTTTACATTAACAATCATAGGATCTCCTTAACATTTTTTATTAACATTATATTCAACTATATTATATGTAAACAAACTAGAAAAAATCTTTATATAATTTCATCTCCTTTTTAGAAAGATTGTGTATTGTTTTAAAAGTTTCCTTTTCTGCATTTGCTTTTTCATCTTTTTCTTTTTTCGTAAATTTGATAAATCGTTTCTTCTTTGAAATTTTATCAAAATAATATTCATACATTGCTTTGGAAGGAGTATTAAAGATATAGGGATTGATCCTGTTAACTACATCAATACAATCTTGGGCATGACTAAACCATAAGCTTACCATATACCCAGAAAAATCCTTCTCATTGATCTCAATTTTCTTCTTGTTATTGATTGAATTGAGAAAATCAAAAATAGTTTGTTTTTCCATTACTTTCTCATTAATTCTTTTGTTGAATTTATTTTTCCTACATATAAACAATATAAATTAATTTCGGACTCATGAGATTGTCCTGATAGTTTATAAAAAATCTCTTCCACGAGATAAATATCCTTTTCATATGTAATATGTTCGTTTTTATGTGGGATACAATTTAAATAAATTTTTCCAAGAGAATCATATGCTTCTTCTAATAGCTCTCTTGAATACATATTTAATGAATAAATCATTATAATACTCCCTTCTTCATCATTTCAAAATAAAATGCCATAAAGTTGATTTCCTTAATAGCAACAAAAGCATCCCTATATAAATACTCACCTAAAGCAATTACAAAATCTCCTGGCGACTTAACTTCTGGGGCTTTTTCATAAAGATAGTTAAACAATGCTGGATAGTCAACACCTTCAGATCGTAGAGTTTTTCTAATGTTTTCAATATCAGCTTCTTTCATGTAAGTAAAGATATTTTCAAACACATCAGAAGTAGTTGAAATCTTTACAGTATCGAAAACACCATTTACACAATTAAGTTGTAGAGTATTAACAATTTGTCTTATATCTGGGTAGTGAGCTTTGATGATCTCAACAACACCAGACTTATTTTTGACTTCAATATTCTCAGCTTTAAGAATCTTAAAACAAAATTTAAGAAGTTGATCTTTTGGCGGCTCATTTAGTGTAATAGTTTGACATCTAGATTTAATTGGATCGATAATCTTTTGAGGATAGTTAGCTAGAAAGAAAAATCTACAGTTCTTCTGAACTGATTCTAGTAAATCGCGAATTGCTGATTGACCCTGTAAACTTACAGCATCAAATTCATTTCCATAAACGATTTTCTTATTAGTGAAACCTAAAGAGGTTGCAAACGTTTTAATTGTATCTCTAACAGTATCTACAGAATTCTCATCAGACATATTTAGCTTAAGGAAATCATAACCAGTTTCCTTAAGGAAAATATCCATAAAGGTGCCCTTTCCTGTGCCAGGTTTCCCTGCTAGAAGGACATTAGGACATTCCTTAATAACCTTTTTAAGAACTTCTTTCTTATCATCAGAGAGAATCATCTCATCTAATGATTGTGGTGCATACTTGAAACACCAAATTTCTTGACTCACAAATTACTCCTTATTGAAATCTAACATTTTTGTAACACTTTCATCTACAGTTTTAGAAGGATTCAGGTGAATTTCTTTAGCCACCTGAATATTATATCCTTTATTAATACTAACACAGCTGCCTTCATTGTAAACTACAAGATTCTTGGTAAGCTTGATTCCTATTGTGTCCTCATCAATTTCAACAATACTATCAATAATATCTAAAAGGGCTAAATTAATTTTATCTAATTTCTTATTAAGGGATGTTCTTTCAATCGTTGAAAGCTCATTAAACTCTTTTCTGGTCATTATTTTAATCTCCTGCAAATGTATCTGTTGATCCCTCAGCCATGGTGGAACCACAACTGACAGAATCCCCAACACGACAAACCCCTTTAGAATTACAAAACACAGTTAGACTAGAAGAGGATGCAACTCCGGAGTGACAGCTATCATTACAATGGATGGCCCATTGATCTCCTAATCTATGAACACCTAATCCATTAACAAAAACTGTTTCACTTGCTTCTATATTGGGTCTAGGGGGTCAGCCATCATGACCAGAACAATAGTCTCCTAATCTAACTATACCAGGCATTACTTTAATTCCCTATTAAATAATTTCAGATGTCTGTTAAACCATTTCAATTCATTTCCCTCAAACCAAAGATCATTCTTTAAAGTATTGTAATCTTTTAACCATACATCATATTGTTTATTAAAATCTAAGATATGTTCTTCAATTAACTTAATAAAATCTTCAGCAGAATTAGCTTTTAATGTAGCATTCTTATAAGGTTCAATATCCTGATAAATGCCACATATACCAGAAGCAACATACTCCTGAAATTTAATATTGGATTTTGATTTATTAAAATCATTAACTACTAATGGAGCAATAGCTAAATTTGGGTTAATCTTCTTAATAAAATCTGGATATTCAAAATATGATTGCCAAGGGTGAATAAAAATATTCTTATTATCTTTAAGCTCAGTCGGGTGACCCCCAATAAAGTGCCATTCATATTTTTCAGAAGTTTCTTTAATATATTCAATTAGTTCTGCAGCAAAGTCTCCCCCTTCTCCATTTGGATTAAAATGGGTGCTTGAACCTGGATAAAGAATTCTGGGCTTCTTATGATTCTTTACAATATCAATAGCACCAGGTTCCTTCCACAAAAATTTAGGAAGATAATTTGGAACAATAGAAATATTTTTATTATATTTGAGAAGTTTATTTCGAAGAAATTCTGTAGACACAGTGATCCCTTCGACCAATGTCAATGCTTCCTCAATATATTTTTTTCTTTCCTCGTAATATTGGTGCGCAATATTAATCTCTGGAATATCAAATACTAAATCATCATAATCTGCAATTACAGGTGCTTGCCGAATTCTATGTTTAATGTCTTTAATCATTTGGACATGGGCTTCTTCTGCAGGTCTCTGAAACTTGCAAAAGAATAAATTCTCATAATACTTAGGGTCTGAGATATAGGAATATCCATATGTTGAAATAAAGGAAGCTGCTTTGTATCTAAAAGAAGACATTAAGATACTGGGAATTCAGGTTCGTATAATTCCGCAACCGCCCGTATCGCAACCCCAAGTGTGAAGCATGAATCTGCCTTGGGGCTTTACATTGATCCTCTTAGCCATCCAATCCTTCCTTTCTTACTACATTTTGAACAAACGCATCTTTGATAGATTGAGCATCCTTTAGTTCACCAAGAAGAACCTTGTAATCTAATACTACTTCTTGTTTCGTGTACATAATGTCCCCATCCCCAATTAGAACATTAGTATCCCTTTTACAAAAAGCACATTCCTTATCTTCATTCATAAAATCAGGGGGCAAAAATTCATGACAAGTTCTACATAGTCCCATTACATTTTCTCCTTTTCACAAAATGTTTTAAGTTCCTCAAGATCTTTAATATATAAAGCTTCCTTAGTAGTGCTTTGATAATATTTTCTTTCTTCAAGATACCCTTTAATTTTTACTTTTAATTCTTCAATAGTATCCTTATTTATATTTGAGATACTCATTTTAAGAAATTTTTCAAGATTTTCAGGAACAAAATCTTTTACAAAATCTTTCCAAATTTTTTCTTTTGTTTTATTCTTAAAATCATACTCCATAGCAGTTTTAATAAATTTAATCTTATCCATATTGAAATTAATAAGATCATTAAACTCTTTGATCCTCTTTAGTCTTCTCTTTTCAAAATATTCAACTCTAAATTTTACAAAATATTCAATAATCTCTTTTGGAGAATTAAAAATCTTAAGGTTCTCGTTTTCATCAATACAAGTAAGATTATAGTTGATATTATTGTAGAGTTTGAGGTGTTTGATAGGGTCTTCCCAAACTTTAGATTTTCGAGGAAGGGAAACTACAATATCCCATTCTTCCTTAGAATTATCTGTATAATTAGAAATTAGATTTTTATCAATTAGGGTATTGAGATATGAGATATACTTTTCCCTATCATAGGAAACAGGTACCTCGGTAATATGAATTTTCCCTTCATTAATTTTTCTAAAAATGCCAGTCTGAACAAGATTTCCTTCTTCATTTTGAATAAGTGCACCTTTGTATCCTTTATAGAAGGGGTACACATCCTCGCAGAGACCTCCGGACAGAATCCTTATAGACTCATTAATCAGATCGTGAATGTTGAAAGAGGGAATATCACAGGCAAATCCAACAGCAATACCTTTGATACCATTAAGTAGAATTGTGGGAACAATAGGAAGATAATATAAAGGTTCTGGATTTTCAGGATCAATATTTTCAGGGCATAGATCAAAGTCCTTAAAAAGATACGGAAGAACTTTAGCTGCCTTTACATATGTATACCTTGTTGCTGAAGGGTCATTAATAAATCTATTACCAAAAGAACCCTTTGAATCTAGAAGTGGAACATTATTTGATCCAACAAAAGACTGAGCCATAAGGGAAGCAGCTGATCCTCCAGATGCGTCACCATGATTATATCCAGCTTTAGAAATTAAATTTCCTGCGAGAGATGCAGTTTTGATAAATTCTTTTTGGTCTTTAATAAGAAAGAAAATTTTTCTATGAACAGCTTTAAATCCATCAGCAACAGATCCAATAGCTCTATTATAAAGAACATATTTAGAATAACTTTTATATTCGTCATTAATAAATTCAGTAATATTTTTCTTCATATTTAAATTATATCCTTTTAATTAAATATGTAAACTAGGCTAGGAGCCATTCTTTTCTTGGTTGGGAATCTTTACCAAAGGCCATATCTAAAGTTTGTCTAGAAAATTCATCCTCAGTAACTTCAATTAATGTATCTAGCATTTTCCTATATGCTTTTTTATCCAAGGAACCGAGCCCTTTGTTATGGGATGTTACTTCCAAGATTTCAAAATCAGGATCATTTTTATAATCTGTCAAATTATAAAATTCTTTAATTTCTTTTGTTTTTGGATTCTTAGCAACAATAATAGGAGAAATAGCTTTTAAAAGTTTCCCTTGTTTGATCATATCTGGCCAAAATGTATAAAAGAAATTTATAAGAGTACAAGCAATAGAGTTTCCATCTTCATCAGCATCTGACATAATAACAACTTTTCCAAAATTCATATTATCAATAGAAGGATCTGAAAGTTTAAGATTCAAAGCAGCCAAAATATCTACAATTTCAGCATTTTGCATAAGCTTAGTCAAAGGTGTATCTTGAGGAGAAATTACTTTACCTCTAAGTGGATACCCACCCTCATTAGGATTTCTAACCTCAATAAATGTACTCAATGCGGAATTTCCTTCTGCAAGGAAAAGCAATGTATCTTTTCTTGATGTAGTATTTGCATCAATAAGCTTTGCAATCTTTTTCTTAGAAACTTTAGATTCCTTTGATTTAAGATCTTTTCTTTTCTTGAGCTCTTCTTTAATTTTGAATGTTTCAATAATAGGAAACATCATTTCATCATTTTTATAAAGCTTCTTAGCAATAACACTAAAGTCAATGTCATTAATAAGTTCTTGAACTTCTTTGGTAGTGTTAATGAGATTTTCTTTTGTTTGGGAATCAAATCTGGGTGCAGTAAAATTCTTAAAGTTAATAATATAACATGTTTTATTTTTAATATCTAGAGGTTTAATCTCTTTATATTTTTTAGCAATAAGTTCTCTAAGAGTATAAGTAATCTTGTTCACAATAAGATCTACATGATTTCCACCACGTTTTGTGTTTAAACCATTTACAAATGAAGTCTGTTCATATTCACCTGGATAGACACAGATATCAATATTTTCATATGAGAAAGTTTCTATATTAGAAGAATAATACTCACAATACTTCTTAAAGTTACCAGCAAGCTTTTTACCATTAAAATAAAATGTGATATCGGGAAAGCAAATTGAATAATCTATAATGGTTTTCCTGATATAATCTTTATGAATATCATCAATTTCAGTCATTGAAAATCTTTCAAAATCAGGCCAATATTCTACAAAAGTATAATGACCTTCTTTATCCTTAATATCATACTTAATGTCAGAACCATTATTCTTACATGTAAGTTTTGTAACCTTTCCATTGTTACATGTTTCAACAAAAAACCTTTTACTAAAAATTTGAGTTAAACTTGCTCCAACACCATTCTGGCCAATAGAAGTGCTATCATCAGAGAAGTTGCTTCCTGTTTTGAGATTTGTAAAAACAGCAACAGATGCAGGGACATCGAGTCCTTCAACATTATCAGAAGGGATACCTCTTCCATTATCTCTTACAGAAATAAAATCTGAATTTACCTCAACCTTAATGATATTAGCAAATTCTCCTTTGGTCTTTAAATTTTCATCTAGAGAATTTGAAATAATTTCTTTAAAAGCAGTTATGAACCCCGGAACATATTCAAATTCCTTCTTAACAAAAGACTTATTTTCAAAAATATATTCTTCAACAATGTTTCTCTTAACTGACCCGATCCACATAGTTCCACGCTTCAACACATGTTCTCTATCGCTTAAATGAACAATTTTTTCTTCTTTCATATATTGTTTATTTTTCCTTATTTTTACAATTATCAAAATGATATTTAGTCATGTTTCCACCACTTCCTTCTTTCCCACATCAAGGGCAAATTCGTATTATTTTTTCTTTCTTATGTTTAAATTTAATTCGGCCCAATGTAAACCCTTCAGGCACAATTTCTTCTTTTGGATGTCTTACATTTATTAAACCGTTGTTTATTCATATTGTATTTGATGCTGGATTATTTTCTAACATAAATAAGGAATGTTTTTGATTTGCACTTAAACCGTCCTCTTGGATTTGTGATCTACTAAATATCATTTTCTCAGTATTTTTTTTAATTATATCCGGATTTTCTTTTACTCACCTTCGAACACTATCAGAAATTTTTTTCTTAACTTCTGGCCTGCAAGCGGGATTTCTATCTCCTTTTATTTTTAAACCTGCTTTCTGATATCGAGTTAAACCAGTTTCATCAACTGTTGACATTATTTTTTTACATAACTCTTTTCTATTTTCTATAATTTTAGGATTTGCTTTATATGTTTTTTTAGTTTTTATAATTGAATTTTCTTGTATTGTTAATCCATTTTCACAAATAGTATATTTTCTTGTTCATGCACCTTTCTTAGCCCCTAAAGTATAAGAGGATTCGCCTGTTTTAGGGTTTACCCAACGTCTTTTTTTATTTGGATCAGGATTACAAGGTCATAATCTCATATTCAAACATAAAGGATCATTAATATGTTGTTCAATATATTCTCTTTCTTTTAATAAAGCGTTCTTAACAGCAATATTAAAATCTTCATCGTCAAAAATAAATAATATTTCTGGTATAAAAATATCTTTTCCATAAACATCAATTATTTCTTTAATATAAAAAGATGATGTGAAATAATTTTGTCAAAATTTTTCTGGTATTGAATTGTATTTACTATATTTGGCTCCAAAATAGTACTCACCTGTTAATTTTTGTGTAATTTTATAAACATAGGGTCTCACTTTATTCATTATTAGATCTCCTTCTATATATTTATAAAAACCAAAATACATAGAAGGTCATTCTAACCTCTTAAATGTTTAGGGTGGCAAATAATTTTTATTTTAATCATTTGCCACCCTAATGTAAATAAGTAATTTATTTAGTTAATCAATTTCAATTACTTCAAAAACTGAATTATGCATTCCATAAATGTCAATATAGTCAGTACCCCGTTCAACACAAATAGATTCCCTTAACATTTTTACAACAGTAAAAGAATTTTCATCATATTTGTCCCCTGTAAAATTCTCTAATGCTTCCAGAATTTGAAGTTGAAAATCATAATGAGATACTGTCATATTCTTAGATAAAAATGTATTAATGAAGATTCTATTCTTAGAATATGTGGCAATCATTTTAAAGGTATCGAAGATTATAGCATACACACCATAATTTTTATTTTCCTTCTTAAGAATGTTAATGAATTTCTTCATGTATTCATAAACTTCTTTTTTGGTTTTACCAATTCTCTCAAGTCTGGAATCCATGGTGTGTTCTTCACCAGCTTTCCCGGTATTCCAAAAAATCTTAACATTCTTATAGGGAAATTTGAACATGGGTTCGTGGCCCTCATTTATATATGAATAGAAATTCATAAAAACTCCAATGTGTTTAAGTAATAATTTATTTATTCAAATTTCCCTATAATGTAAACAAACTATTTCACAAGATGGAAATGGCGCTCGTAAACATGAATTGAGCCCACTTGGTGAATGAGATCTCCAAGTTCCAATTCTGGATAATCAATCTTCAGATCTTTAAGAAGTTTATTATGTACATGTCTTGCCCAATACAAATCGTTCTTGGCCCCAAATACTGCATCGCTCGAACGTTGATTAAGGATATAATGTAATTTATTGTTTCGAATAAGTGTCTGAACGGAATTAGTACAAACGAAGTCGCTCATTCCATTTACATTATATTCCCATTGCATTGAAGGTCTTGTATAAATCATCATTGCTCTACGTGAATCTTTATCTCTACGTAATGTTCTTAGACAATTTTTATATTGTTCACCATTTTCTTTAGAATAAATTATCCAGCCATAATTTGAATTAATATATCCATTTTTATCACAAACTTGTCTCCAAATCTGTGGGCATTTTGGAATATCATACACATTTAGTGACTGTGATTCATACCATTCTACTTCACGAGCAGCATAGTCCATATTAAGAGAACCAAAAATTACTTCTTCATCTGCAATATAGGATTCACCAACTAATTCAATTGTTTTAACCCCGGTCTTATCAATGACAAACTCTTTATTTTTGAGTTTGTCAATAAAAGCGATTCTAATATCCTTAATAGTTTTCATCTCTAACCTCGTATAAGTTTTACAATTTCATATACTGATTCATCATATTTTTTACTCTGTACATCATTACAACAATTAAGTTTTTCAATAATAGTATCTAGGGTTTTCATGGCCTTTTGTTCAATATCATCTTCTTTTAAAAAGATCAAAATTTCATTTAGAATCTCTTCTTTAGATTTATTTGTGACATCAATAATTTTCTTGTTAGGAATTTCTGTTATCATAACAGCTTCTTCAAACTTCTGTCTTTCAAAAATCTTATCATTTCTATCTGTAGAAAGTGATAACCCATCATCTCTTTCAAGAGTATTATCAATATTATCTCTAAGGAAAATTAAATAAACATCATTCCAAAATTTATGATTCATAAATTGATCTTCAAGCTTCCATAGATATGAAGGATTATACCCTCTATATCTAGAATACACATTTTCCCCAAGATGTGATCTATCACAAATTATATTAATGTTTTTGGAATGAAAATATTCAAAAGCTTCGAACATCTCTGTATAAAGTTGTTTTGAAAGTTTTCTAGCTTCTTCAGAATTTATAGATTTGACTCCTGAATAATGAAGGACATGAGCTGTTTTGTTTTGTTTATTCCAAAAATTAAAAAGAGCTTTTACATTAGTAGTTTTGAAACAATTGTCAAGACCTTCAAATAAAACAATTTTTGACATATAAACTCCAAAGGGGATTAGATAAAAATAATCTAATCCCCATATTCTTAAATGTAAATAAGTTTAAACTCCTGTTGAACCAAATCCGCCAGAGCCTCGTGAAGTTTCTCGCTTCTCATACTCATCAATACCAATTTCCTCAGGCATACTACAACTAATTGGGATAAGAATAAATTGTGTAATCTTTTGCCCATATTTAATTGTTTGCTCATTTTTTGAAACATTAACAAGATTGAGATGAAGCTCGCCTAAATAATCCGTGTCGATCACTTTTGCAAGAAGAGTAATTCCCTGCTTAGAAGCTACGCCAGATTTATCAAAAGCAATAAGTGCATGATAATCAGGGAACCATGTTTTAATTCCAGAAGGGATAAGAACCCTTTCAAGAGGAGCTAGATGAATACCCTCTTCGGTAATATATAGTCCAGGGTTCTTATCCCTTAGATCATTAACAAATTCTTTAGATCAATTTGGAACGAAAAAGTCGAGGCCTGCATCTGTAGGATTAGCACGATTGGGGCTCTTTACATCACGAACTTTACAAAATTTAAACACTAAATTTTTCCTCCATTTCTTTTTTACTATTTTCTACAATCTTATAAGCATTTTGTAAATCTGAAAGCTTTGGCATCATACCACAAGATTTTGCTTCCTTGCAAAATCCATTTTGAATACAGGCAGCAAATCCAAGCTTGTTATCTTTAAAAAATGTTGGTGCGATATCTCGACACATTGAAGACATCTTTTCAGCCATTTCTCGAATTTCCCACTGAGCACGCTTACACATTCTTTTAGCAAAAAATTCTCCAAGAGAACGAATATTCATTGTCATAACAATATTAGTAGTACAAGCATTAGGAAGAATAAATCGAGCATCTTCTGCTGGGATTCCGTTATTAGTAAGTCTTGTATAAAATTCCATAATATTATTCATGAAATTGTTATATGTTTCATTTAGAAACTTATTCTTTTGAATTGTATATGGAGTTACATATGTAAAATTCTTTTCATTTACATATCTTTGACTCTTTTGAGAATAACTTGCAATTCTATGGCGTACAAGTTGATGTGTTAATGCTCGACTAACACCCTCAATTAGAAATGTAAAAGAAACATGTTCAGCAACAGAATGATGACCAGAAGAAAGTACGTGCTTAATAGTTTTCTTCATTGTTTCAACTTCAGGATATTGCTTATTCATTGGATTAAAAGAATCATTATAACATTGAGCTAACGCAGTGTACACAACTTTATCTGGGGAATCTTCCTCACTATAAGTTTGTGTTATATTTGGAGTAGAATATCCAATTAGAGTTACTTTCATATTATTTCTCCAATTCATTAACAATGTCATTATACATATTCTTCAAACCTTCGAGATACTTCTTATATCCAACATCGGTGATTGTTACCGATTCATCGAGGGTTTTCATAATCTCAATAGCCATAATTGAATCTAATTTTTCTGAAAGTTTTTCAATATCAGAGGGAGACTCAACATCTCCCTCTAGTGATACTGTAACCTTCAGAGGGGCAAATGGAACTGTAGGAATTCCAATAGACCTTTCTAAAGATACTTTCATTTTTTAATCCTTTTTAGTAGGTTTTCTTACATATGAAAGAAAGGGATTATCTGTTTTTTCAATACCAACAATATTTCTTCCTTCAAGATTGATGTCCTTTTCAAGATAAATTTTCTTACAAATCATGCACTGATATGTAACGGGATTATTAGTTTTAATAGGACGAAATTCCTTTAGTGCATTACATAGACATCTGATATTCATTAAAAAACTCCTCATAGGTTACAATTTTAATATTATTCTTTTTTGCTTTTTTCATTTTAGATGAAGAAGAATTTAAATCATCACACACCAAAATTTCTGTTTCATTGGAAAAATTAATAATTTCAAAGCCATGTTCCTTAAAAAGCTTTTCAAGTTCTTTGCGAGAAGCAGGGCCCTTTCCTGTAACTGTTACCTTTACGACATTGGAACTTTCCTCACTTAGAGTTTCCTCATTAAAAGTTAAACCATAGTTTTGACAGATACGATAAACAAGAGCAACGTTTTCAAGACTGTCGACAACCGATTTGAATATAGATTTACCAAAGCCTGGAATACTTGTAAATAGATTTTCATTAAGAGAAAAAATACTTTCAAATTTTTCTTTCGAAGTTAAAGATTTATCTAAAGAATCAATAAACTTCTTTGTGTTTTTTGTACCAAAAAAGGGTACACCTACTGCTGCAAGCAAAGTTTCAGGCTTTACATTTTTGATAGACTTATGAATTTCATCAATGATCATTGAAGCACTGGTTTCTCCAAATCCATCTCTATTCATAATATTATCAACTGTTAATTCAAAAACTTCAGTTAAATCTTTAACTTTGAGATTTCTAAAAGTTTGAGAAGAAATATTTTCAGCACCAAGTACTCTAAAAAAATATTCTAAAAACCCAATTACTTGTTCATAGCATTTTTTATTTTTACAAATAAGATCAACGCCCTTCATCTCAAGTTCAGATCCACATGAAGGGCAATTCTTTGCCATATCCATTTTAGCAGCGGGGATTGTTACTTCAATAATCTGAGGAATGATATCACCAGATTTTACAATCTTTACTTTTGAACTAATTCCAATCTTGTTGTCTAAAACATACTTAGCATTATGAGCAGTGGCTTTAGAAACATTTGTACCGTCTATTGGCACAGGAGATTTGAAAATTGCAATTGGAACTACTCTTCCTGTTCGAGAAACATTCCATTCAATATAATCAATTTCAGTTTCAATTCCTTCAGAATTTACTTTAAACGCAATCTTATTCTCGGGTCGTTCTACATTTTCTCGCTTATGATTTGTTGGGCAAATAACAAGACCATCTAAATCATAACAGTAATCAATCTTCATTGAAACCAAAATACTTTTAAGCTCTTCAACTTTAAGTTCTGAAAGAAGGTGATATTCTACTACATCAATACCCATTTCTGTAAGTTCATTAAAATCAACAATTAAAGATTCATTAGTTGAATTAATATATTCATAAAACAAACAATCAATGTTTTCACAACCTTCAACACCATCCTTATTAAGGAGACCGGCAACACCATTGCGAGTATTTGAAAATCCTAGAGAAGCAAAGATATTTTTGTTTAAAAGACATTCACCGCGAAGATCGACCCGGTTTTTGTTTTTGATTTTCTTTGGGAGAAACTTCAAAGCTTTATGTGTAATATCAAATCCAAAGTGGCCATCCCCACGAGTCGTTGCTAAAACAAGTTCTCCATTTTCATATCGTACAAAAATAGATGCACCATCGAGTTTTGGCATAATACAAAAAAATTCATCACTTGAAAATTTCTTTATCCAAGAAGAAATTGTATCGGTTTTAAACTTCTTTAGAGAGCCAAGAACATAATCATGCTTAATCTTTTGAGATTTTGTTGGAACTGGAGCGCCAACTGATTGAAAATATTCATTATCGGGGTAAAGCATTTGAGCTTTATCTTTTAATTCATCATAAAATTCATCTGAGAACATCGATGTTTCAGAATTATAATATGCATTGTCTGCATCTTTTAGCAATTCAATGATATCATCTTCACACATTAAATTTAACTTATCTAACATGTTTTAGTATCCTCACTAATAAAAAATTGTCCAAAAATTTGGGTTTTAAATTGTTCTTCTGATAACCTGTTTTTAAAGTCATCATAATAAGAATAAATTGTTGTGTTGGGGTCTGTTAAAAAACTACCATATAAATATTTAAAGTCATTTTGTTTCTCTGTATCGTGGAATTCAACATCCATATCAATATAGTCCAAACATAAATTACTAATTTGTTTTAAATAACGACAAAGATCTATAAGTTTTTTATTATATCTTCTAACAGGACTAGTTTTAATATAGACGGTATCTTCTACATATTTTACATATTCATCATATAAAATGTATTGTTGTGTTTCATTATATAGAAAAAATTCATCTAAAAATAGATTACTACATTTACATATTCTACCACGAGTATTGGACCTTATGTTGTAAATAAATTCTTGAATTGTAAAAACATCGATACCAGCATCATTATATACCCTTTTACATGGGTGTGTTGGCACTACAACATTAATGGGGTGTTGTAAATTATGATTTAGTTTATTATATAAAGAAATAAACGAAGCTGTCTTCCCAAATTGCCTGGGTAAAATTTCAAATTCGCATTTTTTCATTAGTACACCTCATTAGGTAGATGTTTTTGGATTGCAACTAATATTGATTTGGTATCATTCAGCAACACCATATCACTGACATGTGTATTACCCTCAATTACTCTTTGAATAGCATCAATATTCTTTTGAATTGATTCTTGAGTCGGTTGTTTATAGGGATATGGTCCTGACAAGAGTTCAATACATACTTTCATTACTTACCTTCCAATTTCCAAGAATTTTCATAATTATCTTCTGAAAGATCTCTTCCCTTTACAAAGGTAATATTACCCTTTCTATTAGAAAAGTAAACCTTATTAATACCAAGAAATTTTAAAAATCCCTGACACATAGGGCACGGGTAAGCCAAAGAAAACTTCCCTGAATTGTTTATCCGAACAATCAAAATATCAGCATTCTTAGCTTTATTCCAATGTTTTAAATTAAGAATTGCGGATTGTTCAGCATGAATCGTATTATCAAAATATTTGTATTTGGGGTGAATTTTACCATTACCGCGAATTTCATTGTGTCCAGACGATAATATTCGAGGTCCCTTAAAAACCACAGCTCCCATCTTATACGGATGATACTCCGACGATCGAGCTTCTTCTATAGCTCTTTCAATTATTCCTAAATGCATATCTTGCTCTCAATTATCCATTAAATGTTCCTTCTAAGATTTTATTAAAAAGTTTAACTACTTTACATTCAAGATCATACTTGGAACCATTATTATCAATAATATAATCATATCTATAGTTTTTAACATTAGAATCTGCATCATTACTGAATACTTTATTATTATTACGTTGTATAAGGATTGTAAACACAGGGGTTGGTGAGTTCAAAAGACTTTCTTTAAAGATTTCAATTTCTTTAGGTTCTCGAACATGAAAAAAACATATATAGGGAGATTCAAAATCTTTCAAAGAACTTAGCATATAAAGGAGTGAATGATTATAGAATTTACTTGCAATCATTTTAAGTTGATGGAGAAATTCCCGGTCCGTTTCATCTTTTGATCCAGTCCACCCTAATAGTTTTGCAGCTTCTCTGACTTTATCAATAGATGAAACATTATAGATATTAAAATATTTTGAAAAATTATTTCTAACAAAATCAACAACTGTATCTTTACCCGAGGTACCGGAACCATTAATAATAAAAATGTAATTCAAATTTACTTCCTCCGAATTTTTGTAATAGACTTGAGGAGAATTCTCTTTTCTTCTCCATTATAATTGATAAAAGCACAGCGAGCATTTGTTCGAAAAAGTTCATATTCCACTCCACGATAGGTAACGATAAACTTACCCATATAATACTTATGGGGTTCAATACCTAAAGATTCAAATGTTACCTTAGAAGAATTTTTAGGTGTACTTTTTCTAATCTTCTTAAGTTCATCTTTCCAATATTTAATTTCCCACCTATAGAGATCATTAATACGAGATCTTAAAATTTCAAATTTTCCATCGAGATCTTGGAGCGAGCGATTAATTGTAAATATACCAGATCCATTAGTAAAATAAACTGTACTCTTATAAGACTTAATAAACCAAACTTCGTGAATACCTCTATTATCCTTAAATCTAGCTCTCATTCCAGATTTAAATATTGTGCTATGTTTTGCAAAATCAAATTTTGCCCAAAGATTATCAGATTTTTTCTGACGATATGTATGTTGAGTTTTCTGTTCTCCTTTGATCAATCCCCATTGAATGGCAAGCCTCATAAGTTCAGAGGGGTCATTCTTATTCTTCATGATCTCAGTAACTTTTACCCCAGCATCCTTAATATTAGGATTCAGATCAGGATGAACCATTTTGATCAATTCTTTGTAATTCATTTCAAACCTCAATTGTTTAATTGATTTGATGAATTCAGATTATCAAAATTCAAATACTTTGTAAACTATTATTTTATTGTTTCACCAATCAATATAATTCTATATACTATACCCTCCGTACCAAGTTAATATATTAACTAACCTATTCCGGATAAGATGTAAACAGGGAAAGTTAAAAATATGGTGGTATTTTTACACTATATGGAAATAAGTCCGGAAATCTCGAGATTCTGAGGGTTTTCCGAAAGCTTAATTATTTCAATAACTTAGAAATCCGCCAAAATCTTAGTTTTCCTAATCATTTCAATACCTTACGAGAAAATCTCGAATTCCACTAAAAAAACGTAATGTTTTATACATCATTTTCTTAGGATTTCTAAGATTTCTAAAAAGTTTAATTATTTTAATAACTTATTTTTCCATATTTACATTTACTTTCCACCAAATTAAATATGAATAAGAAGAACATATTTAAGAGGAGAATCTAAAATTAATGTCAGTTTTATCTCAAGAGTATTTGGAAAAAGTCATTTTAAAATCGTTCATTGAGGACAAGCATTTTTGTACCCTGTTGTCTTCAGAAACAGAAGAACGATTTTTTGAAAATCTAGAAGCATCTGAAATCTTTACTATTGTAAAAGAATATTATCAACAATATATAGAACTTCCTACAAAAGATATCATTATTAATTCAGCTAAGAAGCCAAATGAAATTAAAAAATATTTAGAAGACGTTGAGCAAGTAGAAGTATCGAATCAGATGTTTCTATATGAGCAGACTGAAAAATGACTTAAGGAGTCTGCTTTCAAATACGCTATTATGGATAGTGTTGATCTTGTTAAAAAGAAACAAGATATTTCTAAAGCTCGGGAATATATTGAAAATGCTTTAACAAAAACTCTAAAGAAGCAAATTGGGTTAGATTATTGGGGTGATCTGTCTGAACGACTAAAAAGGATGTTTTCCGCTGAAAATGAAAGACTTCCCACGTATTTTCCTCAATTAGATGAATATCTAAATGGTGGATTACCTCCTTATACTCTTTCAGTAATTGTAGCTGCGATGCATGCTGGAAAATCCAACCTTATGGTAAATATGGCTGTTCGCCAGATGATGAAAGGTCATAATGTTGTTTATTTGAGTTTAGAAATGGCTGAAGATGAATTAGCCAAACGTGTAGATGCTCAATTAACCAAATTAGATATTAATAGGATTTATGATTCTAAAAAGAAAGAATTTCTTACTAATCTCAAAAGTGTAAAAACTGGAGGTGAAGGACGACTTCTTTTCAAACAGTTTCCCACGGGTACAGCAAGCGTCAATGATTTTAGAAGTTACCTATATGAACTTCAAATGAGGGATATTAGAATTGATTGTATTTATGTGGATTATTTAAATATTATGAGACCGACGGCTTCAAGTGGAGATGGAAATTTATATACAGATGTAAAGAAAATCGGAGAAGAACTTCGTGCAATGTCATACATCTTTAAATGTCCTATTGTTACAGCAACTCAAACGACACGACAAGGTGTAATTTCTGAGATTGGTGAAATTTCATTTGCAATGCTTTCAGAATCTATTGGTACTGCGGCAACAGCAGATTTTATTATGGTTCTTGGATCAGATAGTGATTCTCTTGTTTACCAGAATGAAATCTTTTATAAAATACTTAAAAATAGATTGGGCGGACGTGTGGGTGAGATTGATAAAATGTATGTAGATAATCGATCATTAAAAATGTATGATTCAGTTGAACTAGATCAGTGGATTTCCGATGCAACAATTAGCGGTGCTAACACACAAATGGCGAATTAGAATAAATAAACAAAAGGAGTTTATTATGTCAGAGAAAATTAATGATATGGAAGAAATACCTCTTACAGGAACAAAGGTCCCAGTAAATTTTGTTTTTGAATCTGAAGAGGGTGAAGATGAAGAATTCACAATTGAAATGGACTCCCAGGTATTTTATATTCTGTGTCAAGAAGCAATGAGAAAAGGTATTCGAGTAGAAGATTTCATTCTAGAGTCTTTACTTGAATATATGGAGGAACCTAATGGAGACCGTAGTTAGTATGAAGGATGTCCTTCTTACATGAATTTCAAAAAATAAAAAATATGCAACAAATAATCTAAAAATGCATAAAGATATTTTTGATATTCTATTTTATTTACTTTTGGAAGAATTTATTGACAGAACAGACAATGAAACTTTAGAAGAATTAATAGATAATGTATGTAGTAAATATCAAAGAAGCGTTATTTGTGAATCCACAATAGAACAATTTAAACAAATTATTATGAATAATAGAAAAATGTTTACAGAGGACGAAGTTTAATGGTTGTTCAATCTATTGCAATGTTTTTTATTTTATTATCATTACAAACTTCTTATAATGTGGTTTTTCTAGGACTAAGTAAAGAATATAAAATGATACCTGGTTTATTTTTTATTTTGGGTATTTGCATTTTTGGTTTGAGTTTATAATTATCAGGAGAATACATGGGAAAAGACGTGTTAATTTCATTTACATTTGAGGGTCAGGAACAATATTTTAAAGTAAATAAAAATGATTATAATGTCGGTGAAGAATTAGTAAAATTTATTTGCTATTTAGAAGATCATTTTATGTCAGATTATTTTAAGAGTCTATTAAAAAATAAAAATTTCAATTTTAATGAAGCATTCTGCATTACAAATCTAAAACAAAAAACAAATGTTGAAGAAGTTCCTTCTAAAGAAGGTGTATATTTTTGCGAATATATTGTTGATTTTGATTGTGATTATCTTTGTAGAATAAAAAATTCATCAATTGGGTTTAGGAATTATGAAGCATATCCCTTTGAACAATTGGCTGAGTACCCTTATTTAAATACATTTCAGGAGTAAGTTATGTCTACTATTATGTTTGATTTTGAGAATTTATCTCTACGTTGTTTTTATGGTAATAAAGATGTACAACCAGAATCGGAATCTCCAAATTATGACTATTGGGAATATATTACTTTCAACTCTATATATAGAATGCTTTATAAGGAAAGAATCCATGAAGTAATTCTTGCTTTAGATTCTCAGTCTTGGAGAAAAATCGTCTATCCCCATTATAAGGCCCATCGCAAAAAGAAAAAAGAAGAATCAAAAGTAAATTGGGAGCTATATGCTCAGAAGAAAGAGGATTTTTTAAATAAGATTAGAGAATACCTTCCTTTCAAGGTTATTTCTGTTAATAGAGCTGAAGCCGATGATATTCTTGGCACCCTTATCAATTATAAGAAAACTGAAAATGCTATCATTGTTTCTATGGATTGCGATTATATGCAACTATCAGACAAATGCAGAATCTACAGTCCCATTAAAAAGGAATTTGTTAAATCTAGAGACCCTGAGAAGTTCCTTCTTTATTCATCAATTCTTGGACAAAAGAAGGATAATATTTTTAATGTGAAGACCCCATGGGATTGGCCAGAAGAAAAGAAAAAACCAGCATTTGGTGAAAAGGGGCTTGATAAGATTATTTCCGAAAACAGGTTAGAAGAATTTCTTAAGACCCCAATTCCCTATGAATTTACTTATGTCTCACAAGAAGGTGAAGAAACGGAATATAAGAAAATTGTTACTCCAGAAGAATTTTATAATATTAATAGAAAAATTATAGATCTAAGTTATACACCACAAATTATGGTTAAAAAAACATTAGATGTATATGAGAATTATAATATGAATTCTGATCCCAATAGATTATATGAATTTTTTAGAATTCAGAATTGGAAAGAAGCTATAGAAAATTTTACGCAAATTGAGTCAAAGCTATTAGAATTATATTAAATAACTTTATTAACATAGTTTGAAAAGGAGATTATAGTGTACGTAGTTGTAGATTATAAAACAAATACCAGAGTTAAAGAAAGCTTTTCTACTTTTATGGAAGCATTCGATGTTTTTAATAAAATTAATAAAGAAACATATAAAATTGAATATTGAAATTTTAAAGATAAAACCTGTAAACTCGTATGAACAAACTCATATGAAGATTGTTTGGTTTAGGAGATAAAGATGAGTAATATGTTATGTAAGGAATGTGTGAATTTTCTAATGCATAATAAAGACATCTGTCATTGTGATTATGAATATTGGGAGAACACTCAATATAAAGATGCTCTTCTGTTATGTGGTGAAATGTTTGAGTGTAAAAATTTTGAGGAGCTTTTCGTAGCCAATAAAAAGGTATCTTTAGAAGTACATAATAGATAAGGATATCCTTAAAAATGTTAGATTTAGATTTTGTGTATTCATTTATAATGGAGAATTTCCCCAATGTGAGTGTGACTCGTCACGGGTCACACTTCAATTTTCGTTGTCCTTTTTGTGGTGACTCCGAAAAATCTAAAAAGAAAAAAAGATTTCATCTTCAATTTGTGAATGATGAATCTATATTCTTCAATTGTTTCAATTGTCAGTCATCTGGTAATTTTTATGATTTATATGCTCATATTCATGGAATATCTTCAGAAGAAGCATATAAGAAACTTAAACGATTTAATGAAGATTCTATAAAACAAAAACTTGTAACCAAATCAAATATAACTCAAAAGAAAATAGATTTTTCAAAATATGAAAACTTTAATGATTTTTTAGAAAGGGACTGTTTATCTATAGATTCTAATCCTACCTCATATTATCATTCTAAGCTGATAGAGTATTTGAAGTTTTTTCAGGGATCAAGAAAAATTACTACTAAACTTTTTGTGTGTCATTCTGGTACATTTGAAAAAAGAATTATTATTCCTATTATAGAAAATGATATTTGTATTTTCTTTCAGGGAAGAAGAATTCTAGAGACACAATATCCCAAATATTTGAATCCCTCTATTGAGAAAGAAAACATCATACTCAATAAAGAAAATTTTAATAAAGAGAAATTTATCATAATCACTGAAGGTATTCTAGATGCCGATGCAGTTGGAACACAGGGAACAACTTGTTTGGGTGCATCTATTACTGATGAATTTCTAAGGGAACTTTTTAAATATACAAATAAAGGTATAGTTCTTGCTCTTGATAATGATAAAACAGGTCAAGAACAAATTCAAAAAATCTTCAAGCAAAGTGAGTATAATAAAAAGCTCCTATACTTTACTTTAGAAAAAGAAAAAGATCTAAATGAATATAAAACAGATAATCCTAATACAGATGTGTATAAATATGTATTAGATAATGCTCTAACTTATTTGGAAGCATATACATTATATACTATGGATTGTAGAAGGAGAAATTGTTAATGATTATTTCATATCATAGAGAAGATTATATAGAGGTAGATGAACTATGATTAAGGGCTAATGAAAATGTTATTCAAAAGAAAATACATTTAGTTAAAATATGTTTTGTCAAACCAACAGAAGATAAATTAGATCAGCTATTGTATATTCTTCCTAAAACAAATAGATTTATTATAGATTCCAATGTTAAAATTTATAATGATTATTTTAAGAAAACAAAGAAGAAGTTTTATGTGGAGAATACATATAAAGATGAAGCTAAATTTGTTTCATTTTTAAGAAAAAATAATAAAATTCTAATAGACTTTACTAAATTTACATCATCTAATCTTAAATATGTTTTATATGAACTAATTTGAGAAGACCTATTGAGTAATATTGAAATTATAAAGATGGACAAAATTTCTTTTGAATTATATAAAGAACATCTTATGAATTGGGATGGTAATATAATTCTAATGAGTGAATAATGAAATCATTAGCTTTTGGACCGTATTTAGGGGACTTTAAATATGAGGTTTTTTATTTTTTACCATATATTAGATGAGTAAAAACTCTTATTAGTCCTGATAAAATATTTATATCATCACATTTTAATAGAGAATTTTTATATAAAGATATAGTAACGGATTTTTATCCTATTAACCCTATATTAAGTATTGATGAATTTTCTCAAAAGAATCATTTTAATAAAAATATATATAAAACAAGGTATAATGAATTAGAAAAAAATTTTAAAGATGCATTAACAGATTTAGATAATGTAGATTTTTATAATTTTGAATATAGTAGATTTAAACCTCCCTGTTCTATATATCAACTACTATTTAAAAAGCTTCAATATACAACGAGATATAGATTAGAAAATAAAATTGTGTTTATCCCGGATAAATCTGAAAAGTATAATTATACAAAAGATCTATTCATATATTTAAAAGATATCTTGGGGGATAGACTTGTTGTAGTTGGGGATAATAAATCTCATTTAGAAATTCATAATGAATTATTGAATAGAAGTAATTACCATGATATAATTTATGAGGAACTTATAAACTATATCTCCTCATGTAAAGCTGTAATAACCCCAAATTCTGTATGAACTGGTATAGCAAATTTACAGGAAAAACCTGTTCTTTCATGGGGACCTCTAGTTTCAGAATATAAAGAAGGCAAATATTATTTTAATAACACAAAAGGTAAATTTTACCCTAAATTAGAATTAAATAATTTAAAGAAATGTATAGATTTATTTTTGGAGGAAAATTGTGCTTAAGATCCACGATGTTTTTTGTGTATGTGGTTATGAGGATGAAATTTTATGTGAAAATGAAGAATTTGGGTTTTGTCCTAAGTGTGGCAAGGATCTAATGAAGTCATATTCAACATTCAATTTCAAACTTAAATATGATCCTAAAAAGGATAGAGTAGCTTGGGGTAATTCAAATTATGAAGAGTCCCAATATTGGAGAGAAGTCAAAAAACAAAAATTTGAAACTGGTAAGACTCCTTCTCACCCCGGAAGTTGCGACCACCCAGTAACTAAGAAGGAGAATTAAATGAAAAAGACAATTTTAATTCTAGGTGCTAATGGTTATATTGGTTGGGCTCTTGTTCAAAGAATGTCGCTAAAATACCCCAATTATACTATAGTATGTGTGGATAATTATTCAAGAGACAAAATTGTAGAACTTGAGATGGAATCATATTCTGCAACCCCTATTAGGAGAAAAGCTCAAAGACTAGAATGGGTACAGAGTTTTTGTTCTAATGTTTGTTGATATGAATTTGATTATGTTAAAGAAGATGGTGCCTTATCTGAACTATTTTTAAATTATGAATTTGATACTATTGTAAATCTTGCGCATCAACCTTCTGGTCCATATAGTCAACTATCTGCACATCATTCTGAATATACATTATCTAACAATATCATAGGTACAAATAAAATTCTTTGGAAAATCAAGGAATGCTGTCCAAAAGCCCATTATATAACTATTGGTTCAACTGGGGAATATTCTCATAATTTGGATATTCCTATTGAAGAAGGTTATTTTATGATGGAGGGGGCAGCTGATAAATCTATTTTCCCTCGTCGAACAAATTCAATATATCATACTTCAAAGATCGCAAATACATATATTACAGATACTCTTTCAAGAATGTGAAATATTAAGTCAACAGACATAATGCAGGCAGTAGTATTTGGATCATATACTGATGAAATTGATTTCACAAAAAATTATACAAGAATGGACACAGATGCGGCATTCGGGACTGTCTGTAATAAGTTTATGACTCAAGCTATTCTTGGTATGGATTTAACAGTATATGGATGGGGAGAGCATAAACGAGGATTTATTGCTCTTAATGATTCTATTCAAGCTTTGGAAATAGCTATTAATAATGATGTAGATCAATTTTATTCAGATTATTCCCCTAGAGTATGGAATCAATTATCTTTCTGGTGCTCAATGAATGAATTAGCAGAAATGATCAGAATTATAGCATATAGAGAATATAATATAAAAGTAGGGATTAATCATATAGAGAGCCCTCGTCATGAAATAACAGAGGCGCCTAAACATTATTCATATAAAACAGATATTCTTCAAGATTTGGGTTATTATCCTACTAGATCATTAGAAGAAGAATTAGAATATTCAATGTGAGTTTTATATCAAAATAGAGAACATTTAAAAGGGCTTGAGAAAAATTTTGAAAACCATATAAGGTTCAAATAATGATTTACTGTTTCGATGGCTGTCATAAGTTATTATCAAAGCATATAACTTATGACAACATAATAATTAATATGATGAAGTTTTGTCTTAATGATAAACGAATATCATCATTTATTGTTACTGAACATAATGATTTTATCCAAGATATAGAACTAATTTATTTTAAAATTAAAAAACCTAATATAATATATTACGATAATGAATTTTTGTTTATTAGATCTATAGACTTTGAAAAGTTTTATAAAATAAAATTCAATTCATATAAAGATTTTATAAATTATGTTAAAAAATATATTGAATATACATGGGCAAAGAATGATATTAAATTAGATAAAGATAAAAAGTATATAAATTTTTATGGAATAACTAATACAATGTCCATGCCGAATAGAGGACCCATTATTCAAACTCAAAATAAAATATATTATTTTAATAGAGATATAAAGAATTATGAAATCGGGATACAACAAAAATATGATTTTTGTCATTGAAATCATATTTTAAACCCAGATTGTAAACAACTTTCAGGTAGAGTTAGTGTTGGTCCTAATATTGTTATGTTTGGCAATACGTCTATGTGATGAAAAAATCTTAATATAGTAACAGATTCAATATGGATGAAAGATTATTTTATAAATAATTTTGGTATAAATGAAAAACAGCTTTCAGTTATTCCGATATATGTAACTGAAGATTTTTATGAAACAGAAGTATGTTCTGATAGAAATATTGTTGGTATAGTGGGATATCCTAGATATGATGATGTTAAAAATATGTTATCATTAATTTTATTATGTAAAAGATTTCCACACCTAAAATTTGAATTACTTTCAAGTAGATCAAAAAATCAATTTCCTACAGAACTCCAGCATATTAATAATTTACAATTTTTAAATGTTCCTCATTATGATACTGTAAACATCATGAAAAAGTGGGGAATGTATATTGGGTTGAGCAAACGAGAAAGAGGTCCGGCAGTATTACAAGAATTGAAAGTATTAGGAATCCCCACAATATGTCCAAATCATACTGGATATAGGGAATTTAACCCCTTTATTGGATTAGATATAAAGCCATTTGAAAAACACACATCTAAAGATTTAGATTTATATTCAGATGCCATAGAATATGTTTATAGAAATCATGAACAATGTATAAATAAAACTCAAGAAGACAGAATTAAATTCTGGAATGAAGAAAAATCAACAAAAATAGTTTCTAAAAAATGAGAAGATTTTTTTAGAAAATGTTTAGGAGCTTAAAATGGAACTTAAAAATAATATTTGACATAATGCATACTCGAATGATCCTAAGAAACATGAATTCTTTAAGAAGCAACTTCAAAATCTAAAAGAGTCTAGACATTGGATATTAGATACTCTATTGTCACTAAAGAAGATCAAAACTGTGTTAGAAGTAGCACATGGTCCAGGTCTAGATTTAGAATATTTACATAGTAAGTTAGAAGATCTCCCCTTTAACTATACTGGGTTAGATTATACACCTAAGTTTGTGCAAATGCTAACAGAAAAATATCCTCAACATGTTTTTGTTGAAGGAGACGCAATGAATATGCCCTTTGAGGATAATTCATTTGATGTTGTTTATACAAGACATTCTGTAGAGCATATGCCAGACCCTCATAAAGAACTTGATGAAATTTTTAGATTAGCTAAAAAATATGTTATTATTGGTTGGTTTAGATTAGTAGATGGCCCTACTACATTAAATATTAAATCTAATATCAATGGTGAATTTCCTATGAATGATTTGAATAGGAAAGAATTTACAGATAGAATATTAGAATGAGGCACTATTGAAGATACTTTCACTATTAAACATAATGAATGCTGACTAGTAAAGAAGCATACTAAAAAAGGAAAGAAAAAATAATGAAAATTGAATCTGTTACTATTACCGGATCGTCTGGTTACATTGGTGAAAACTTAATTAAATTTCTTAATTCTCAAGGTATTTTCAAAATTTATTGTATGGATAAAAAAGAGGGTGTTAGAGTTGAGGAAGTAGATGTTCTTCTAAATTCTGATGTTATTATTCATCTTGCTGCTGAATCTGGTATCCCCACATGTGAAAAGAATCCAGAAGAAGCAATTAGAAGTAACATTTCTGCATCTTTCAATATTCTAAAATTAGCATATGAAAATAAAATTCCTGTAATTTTAGCATCCTCTCAAGCTGCTAAGAATCCTTCTTCTGGGTTGTATGCTATGACTAAGTATGCTATGGAAATAGAAGCATTAAGATATAATGCTCTAGGTGCCCAGAATAAAATTCTGAGGTTCTCAAATGTGTTTGGAGGTATTCATTATTTTAATAAAAAGAGCTCTGTTCTCTCATGTTTTGGTAAAGCATATTTAAATGGAGAAAAAGCTAAAATTCATGGAAACGGCTGTCAGGAAAGAGATTTTCTTTTTGTTGATGATCTTTGTAAAGTAGTATTTGAAATTGCTGAAAAAATTTACGATATTGATGATGAAATAATTGATATTGGAACTGGATTCCCTACATCTATTAAAGATATTGTTCAATATTTAGATATGGATTATGAATTTGAATATGAGAGGAATGGGGGGGAAGAGTGCAATTTTGCAGATACATATGTTATGGAAAAGCATGGATTAACTATACCGTCAATAAGTAAATTATATGAATTTTTAAACAGTTTGATTCGACAAAAAGAATAAAAAACGGGGAGTCTAAAACTCCCCAAAATCTTTTACAACTCTGTCTCTTTTAAGATTATAATTCTCAATTGATCCTGAACTTACAGAATCTTTTGATGAATATGCAGTAAAGAACCCCGCTGAAGGTTTTCCAATATACCCTGCCCGTAAACACTTCAAAAGAAAAGCCCAATCTAAAAGTCTAACATATTGGCTATCAGTAACTAAACCAATCTCCTGAATCACATTGCTTTTAAACATTGAATTAGAAGAAATATAATTTCCTTGTTTAAGTTTTTCAGGATTAAAATTGATGGCAGGAAATTGACTATTTATATGACCCTTATATTGAAAAGAGCAATATGAATAAGCTACATTAATGACACTATTAGAAAGAACAAAAGACATTTCTTCTAATGTACCTTCACTCCATTCTGTATCATTGTCAATTTTTATAACATTAGGTGCTAGTCTTTTTGAATCAAGAAGTTCATAGAATCCAATCTCAAAGTTTTTCATTACATTATTTTTAGATTCTACAGAAATCCAATTGAAAGGAGCTTCACAACTAAAAACACTATCTAATGTTGTTTTTGAGACTGAGTCCCCTATTCTCAAGGGAGTGACAATAGAGAACTCAGGGGACTCAGTCTCATGTAAAACTTTTATTTTATTCATCTTTAGCATAAACTTGATCAGCAATTAGCTGAACTCGTTCATATAGCTCTACTTCTTGTTCTGTGATTTCATGAAAAGAAAGAAGAGAAAACTTCTTAATCTTGATCTTGTCATCGTAGTCTACTGTCTTTAGAAGAAGCTTAACAAACTCTTCCTTGTCCTCTACGGAAAGGTTAACAAAAACATTATTATCAATGACAATAGCGGCATCATATCCTTCAATTGCTTCATTATCAATAGATAGAAACTTCATAAAAGGGTTCAGTGCCTTTACTTCACCAATAACAAACTCTCCATTTGACTTCTTCTTTCTATTACGAGAACAGGTAACCCAACGAAGATTCATAAGATGGGGAAAATTCTCTGACAGAATTTCATCAAATCCAACAATTTCAAAACTTTCAAACATATTATACTCCTAATTTAATACTACAAGTTCAACCTCTTTAACACCAAATTTATATGCTGCTTCTTTGCTTGCAACCATAAGATCAATTTTCTTTTCAAATCTTTTGTTCATTAAATCCGCAACTTTTCTCACACCGTACCCTGGGATATAAACCTTTTTCCCAAGAAGCCATTTAAGGTCGGGACTGACGGCGATATGATATCCGGGTTTGGGTTTAACCATAATTGCTGTGTTTTCTATATCATCATTACATTCATCAATACTAGGTGTATATGCTGATGCTTTGACTTTAAAAGAAAATTTGGCTTTTAGATTTTGGTTTTCAAGGGTGAGAAAATTATTTTCTCCCTGAAGTCTAATGAGTTCAAGTTCAAGTTCTAATTTTTCCTCTCGTAGTGTTTCATTCTCTACTAAAAGTTCTTTATTAAATTCCTCATATTTTTCTTTAAGAGTTCCATTCAATATTGCAGCAAAACCCAAATGAAAGATAAGACAAATAACAAAGACATAAAAAAGAGGAGATTTAAAAAAGTTCATAATGCACCTTTAGATTTCTATTACAAGGTTTTCGTTAAAAGATAAGTTTTCATAATCGCCGTATCCCTTTGGATTACAAATCAACTTAGTGTCTCCCACACTACCTTCATAACATGAATGTACGTGACCAAAGAACCAGTATCCTTCCCAACCCATTAGATGAGTATTATCTACAACAAAATAAGGATTAAGTAAACTGTTTTTATATTGGGGAGCAATGGCTTTTTCTATTGGGGCAAAATGAGAAATAACAACTCTCTTTTGACCTTCGGTTCTTTTGAGCCAATCCTTTAGATTTTTAACAAATGTTTTGTATTGCGCTTTATGGTCTTCTACTGACCACTTTCTAAATATACCAACAATACCTGGATCAGTCTTAGATATCATATGAAAGTCATTAATGCCTCGTTCAGCCGTGATTTCAGCTAATGGTTGATTTCTATATAAAGAAAAATCTGTACACATCATTCCACCGAAGAAATGTACACCATTGATTATCAATTCTTCATTATGTAGTAGTTTAAAATTTGGGTATTCATATTCTAAATGTCTTAAACCTCGTATTGTATCTTCAAAATTTTTCATATAAGCCTCATGATTTCCAGGAACCATGATAATTTTAACATGTGATGGTATTTCATCTAAAAATTTTGAGTGTCTATTTTTTGTATAAATATCTCCAGCAAGAACTAAAACGTCCTCGCCAATAAATTTATAACTAAATTCTAAACAATCCATTTCCAAATGTAAATCACTAAATACCCTAATTTTCATACTTAACCTATAGTTTATCCTTCTTTACCATACATTACTTCTTTATTAAAGAAATTGTAAACATTTTTATTCGTCTTCGTTATCAGAAAATCCTACTGTGTATCCTTCTTCATATCCTTCATCATAGGCTTCTTGATATAATTCTTCACATCATTCAACAAAATCTTCTAATGCCATTTCAATATTTTCACCAAACTCTTCATATATTTTTTCAACTTCTTTATAATTTAGCACCCTCGTTTCCTCATTGTAATAGAATTATAATAACCACGTTCATAGCCTGCTTCAAAGCCTTGATCATAAGATTTACGAATTTCTTTTTCTATAAAAGCTTTAAATTCTTCAATTCCGTATTCTCCATCTATAACCAAATCATAAACTCTTTTATATTTTTCCTCGTTCATTATGAATCCTTCTTGAATTTTTGTGTAACATTACCAGCTACATAGACCGCTATAGTAGCCATAAGAACACCACTATAAACCTGATCAGTTATATGGTTATTTATAACGAGATAATGTGCTGAGATTAAAGATAAAACACACAAAATAAACTTTCGGCTCATGAGTCGAATAAGCATAAAAAGTACTTCATCTCTCATTAATAATCCACCCTTTTTAATTTTTCAAAATCTACTACAATTCCAACACAAAACGGATCACCGTCATCATAGATTTTAAATTTATAATGTGGGCAATCACAATCAAAAATCCAAAGAAAGTTTTCTCCTTCAAAATCTTCATTATCACGGACAAATAATTTCAAAAGACGTCGATCATTCTTTCTTTTAAAATATCTCTCAACCTCTTCTTCATCCTCATGATCAATATTAGCCCAAAGGGGGATTAGACCTCCCTTATCTAGATTAAAAAGATTACTATCATAATAGGTTTCATCATGAAAACATCCACGAAGCTCTATACAATCATCAGAATGCCCAAAAACAACTAACCACTCATTATCCTTTGCGGTTTGAAAATGTGACTCGTCAAGTTCTCGCATATCAAACTCACCTAACCATTTTGCATATTCTTCGATTAACATAATTTCTCCTAATGGTAATCCACAGAATAAATCTCTCGTTTTGACATATATTCTTTAATCATGTCTATAGTCCAAATACCAGGGCCCCCATAGTAAATAGAATCCCAACCTACATCTAAAATACGTCCCTGTCCCCTATATGCCATATGGCAGTGTCCATGAATATGACCAATGCCTTTAGAAACAGTTGACCATGATGCTAAAGGATAATGAGAACACACTAAAGGGTATTTCTTTACATTCTTGACCCCAGTATCGAATCTTCTTTCTAAAAGATAATCAAGGACATTAACATTAGTTAAACCCTTATTTTTTCGATTTGCAGAAAGACTCTTTAAGAAATTAACATTATCATGATTACCCGGAACAATATTGAAACTTTTAAAATTTAACTTATTAAGAAAATCATTAGCAAGTTCTAATGTTTTCCATTGTCCCATGAAAATGTCCCCCAACACAAAAACATCATCTTCTTCATAAACATTAAGATTCCAATGTGTGATGATGAAATCATGCATATCGTCTAAAGAAGTATGGGGTCTAAATGCTATAGCGCATCTTTCATGACCAATATGTAGATCTGATGTAAATTTATCAGCCATTCCTAATCCTTGTATTTTAATCTACATTTTTTGCAGCACCCTTCAAATGTTTCCACAGATAACTCTGAATCGGGAGAAATCATTTTATATGTGGCAAGACCTTCATGAATGTCATTATAAGAAATAAACTTTCCACAATAATCACAACGAGGAGGAAGAATCTTTTCTTTCTTAGGCTTTAGTCCAAAAATTCCCATTTACTTTTCCTCATATCTTTTGTTTTTGTTGTTAAAATAATCATTACAAAGCTTTATGATCATAGCTTTAGATAGGCCGTCAGCATAGTGACGTTTAGCAAAAAGACCTAAAAGAGCCTCGGCTTTAACTAAATCCGATTGAGCTTCTTTTAAATCTTTTTCAAGTTTTGTTATGTACTCTTGTTCAAACATTTCGGTTACTCCATAGATTCGGGATATTAAAAAGTTCCAGTTTGAACAATTCCTAATGGATCTTCAATCCTATTAAGCACTGTGTTTGCCCATTCTCGGGCCACATTCCAATATGCATCATTTAGGTCTGAAAGAAAATGAATCAGTTGACCCTTAATTTTTGCATTTTTACAATATTTTTCGACTGAAAATTTTGTTGAAAGCATCATATCAATTCTATAAGAATATGTTTCTTCATCCCAAGATTTTTCATGGATGGTTTGAGCATCCAAAATAATGTTAGCAATAACACAAAGTTCAACACCAGTAAACAACTTTTCCAATAGATTCATTGTACTATAGAACATCTTCTGTCTCCTTGATATTTTTAAAAAATTCTTTTACTTTTTCTTCAATAATGGATTCGCTTTCGTCAGTGTAAAATCCATCATTACATGTATCACACCAATAAACTTCTGCTGGATGAGAAAATTTATGCCCTTTGTATTCAAACTCATCTTGAATCTTCTTTAGATACATTCTGTCTTGTTCACAAATAAGACATTTACATCCATTATACAACATGTTTCTTTTCATTTTTAATTACCTTAAGACAATTTTTACATGTAACATCTTCAATAGACATTCCACTAGAACTAATAACATACCACATTTCATTTAATTCTTTACCACAGAAAGTTTCATTGTTGTCTGCTGCATGAACAGTTGAATATGTTTCAGAAAACTTTTCTTTATTATTAGGAGAATATTTACAACGTTTTACATAATTTTGTATTTTCATATCTAGTACCTATAAATGTGTTTGAATTTGTCATCAATAAAATTCTTTTGATCAGGATACAGCAATTCAGTAATTCCCCACTTAGGATCCAGATCTTCCCATCTGTTCTTCATTTTTAACATAATCTCTTCTGGAACGTCATGAATAGTTTTATATTGGGAAGTAACTTTGATTACAAAAAGTTCTAAGTTAGGAAAAATATTCTTGAGTTCTAAATACTTCTCCATTTCCCAATTGGTAGTAAATGTGTTAGATACAATTACACTTTGATTCCCATAAAGGTCTTTTATGACATTATGATAGCACCAGTTATGAGCAGAGGATATGAGTTTTGGATTAAACTCGTATCCTTTAATTGTCATATAAAAGGAATCAGCTTCCCATCTTGTAAAACAATAATTCCCTGCACAAATTTCTCGAGCAAGAGTTGATTTACCCGAACCAGGAATTCCACGAATCAAAAGAAGTTTACTCATCATTTTCCCCGATATTATTTAAAATCATCTCAGCTAATCTGTAGTTTATAACATTATCTATATCAATATCTATAGGTTCCAGATCATCAATCATTTCATCAACCCAAGATTCTAATTCAGAATTCATCTTATTTTCCTTATTTAGAATTAATCAGATAAGAATAATTTAATAAGAATTCGGAAGATTGTAAATAAAAATTTAGAGAAATAATGTTAATAATTTTAATAGGTTATAAAAAACTAAAAATCCTATGAAAAATGATGTATAAAACATTACATTTTTTCATAGGATTTCTAAAAAATCTCGTAAGTTATTGATATTATTAGACAACTTGAGATTTTGGTGGATTTCTAAGTTATTGAAATAATTAGGCTTTCGGAAAACCCTCAGAATCTTGAGATTTCCGGACTAATTTCTGAATCTTGTATGTTTTTCCTGTTTTTACTCTCTTTGTTTCGTATCTGAATTCTTCTTTTTCCTCTTCAACAATTTCAAAATTCCCATGTAGATAATTAAGATGACTTTTTAGCTCACCTTCAATAGAATCTATCAGAGCTTTATTTTGTATAAACTTTTCATCTATAATAAGATCAACCAAATGACATAAAAATCCATTATACTCGGGATTAATAATCCCTTTATCATCATTCAAATTGATAAAAAATTCAATTTCCTCTATGAGTTGTTTGACACTATCTTTCATTTGTAAGTTCTCTCTTGTCTATAAAATGGGAATCTACAATCAATTCATCCATGAGTTGTTTAAAAAAGTTAATAAAACACTTTGATGAGCAAAAGTGATAATCTGATTTAAATTCTGTGATAATGTCATGAATCACCATTGTTGAATCTTTGCTTATTTTAAATGTCATTGGTGAATTCCATGATATTCCACAGGTATCACATACAAATTCATATTTGATAGTTTCTCTAATCATGAATTTTTCCCCATGATAGAATAAATGGCCCTAAATAAAACGATCTAAACGTGATACCTTTCTTTGTAATTTTTTGAAGACCAAATGTGAATTCTCTAATAGTACCATCTGATTCTTCAATTGCCCATCTTCTTTTTAAAAATGGTATAGGTTCTTCAGCAATATTAAAGAAAAACATCCAATTAAGTATTGTAAATTCTTTTGCAAATTTGTTTGTATTTTTATATAAAGCCATTATACTTCCGTTCTCCTTAATCCACAATTTGGACAAGTATCATCTTCATTATAACATCATGTTGTATTACATTTTTCACATGATACTCAGCCGTCAGGGACCTTTGTCAATATAAGGCCAGGAATATTGTATTCCTTCTCAGCATAGTCTTCAATTAAAGAGATTAGCTCCGGTTGTCTATAATCATACATATCTGGAATTTTCCACACAAAAATGTTTGGGTGTTCAAAATCATCTTTCCACTGTGAATTATCAATAATAGCTTCTACATGACATTTCATATCATGATCCATTACAATAACATCATTTGCCCAAAACACTAATGCATCGTCTACTGGAATCAAAGCATATTCAGTTGTTAGGCCAGCAGCACGAGTATTAAAGTTATATGGCGGATTACTAAGCACCCACGCAACGGTGGGTGATCTTAGCATACCAGCAGAACACAAACAAAGAACTCTTCTTGCTTGTGTCTGATATCGATTTTCAAGATTTGCCATTCTATTTCTAGTACTCATTTTTACCCCAGTGTAATATGTTTATAGGACTACAATTATCTGAATAAAATATATATTCTAAATTATCAGTTTTTTGTTTTTGTGAAGAAGGAGAAGTATTTCTTATATTTCTTATATAAGATTTATTTTTTAGATGTTTATTTACATCATTCAATATATCACAATATACATACTCTTTATTTTTTTATAAGTTCTATAAATTCATACTGTTGTTCGAAAGAAAATCCTGTGTAAGAACTATTCCGTGATGCATATGGGGGATCACAAAAGAAAAAACAATCTTCATTTAACATGTTTTTATAATCACTACAATGTATTTCTGTTCTTAATAATATATTTTTAATTTTATTAAAATTTTTTCTTTCCAAAAAATACATTCTTAAACCATAAGAAGAATTCATTCCATTAGGACTAAATCTTAAAAAAGAATTTATACAAGAATTCGCAAGCATGTGTAAATATATTCCTTCATCTATTGTGTCTGTTTTCCAATGAGTTTCATTATACCAATTTCTAAAATTATACCAATTTTTTTTCTCATCTTCCCCATTATTACTATATCTTCTATCTGATGTGAATTTTCCAAATTTGGAAAAAACAAAATTTACAACATCTAAATAATAATCATATTCTATTTCTTTGAATGTTTTATATATTCTTATAATATTTTGATCTATATCATTTATAATATACTTATCAAACTCTCTATGTAAATTAAAAAGCACTGCGCCAGACCCTACAAACGGTTCACAATATACTTTTTTATTTGTTATTATATATGAATTTATAATATCTATAAATCTTGTTTTTGCACCACTATATCTAAAAAATTTAACAGGCATTATCTCCTCCACTCATTAGTTCACCTTTTAACTACTTCCATGATATTACCATATACCTTTTAGAATCTACCATGAAACTTCGATTTCTATTGTTTTTGTTCGTTAGTTTTCATCTTTTTCCTGCTTTAGTGTATAAATATACCCTTCTTTTACTTCAAACCAACAAATTACTATATCACAATCAACACATCTTTCCTGATGAATAGTAGATTTACCACCTGATTTATGATGCGTAAATGATCTAACCATTTCTTCATTACATTTAGGACATTTCATTGATTACTCCAACAGTCTCAATTTATCAGTTACGCCAATAAAATCTTCTTCCCAACATGGGCCAATGCCCAAACAAGTCATTGTTGGTTTATCAAAAAAAGTTAATCCAGCATCAGTTATTAATGCATGAGGTAATTGTTTTTCTTTTGCTAAATCTCTTATTTTTAATAGCTTTTCTTCAGATTTAACATATGTTATAATTTTTGTAAATAATGGGTTTTGAAAATCTTCTCCTTCAAACCAATAGGAAGTAGCATTTCTATCACAATTTTCAGTTTCTAATGGTAAATAAATCCCCTTTCCATACTCTTCATTAAATTGAATGAGAGCGGTTGAAAAAAGGGCTTCTTGTGATGCATGTGCAACCTGAACAGCAAGTTTTCCAATTGGCATATTTAAACTTGCATTCACAACAATAACCTGTTTTGCTTTATTCATTAGGGTTCCCCATTTTTGATTTTGTAACAACAAATATCTTCATTTTTAAATACCCCAATCTTCATCTGCACTCATATAATCCAACTCAACATCAAGAATATGGCAACTATACTTACCGCCTCTATATGATTCCTCTAAATCACCCGCCTTTTTTGCCCTTTCCATTGTGGAATATACACCAACCACATAAGAGTGGTTTTCATTACTACCCCATCGATATGCTGTTACAACAAATACTTTCATTACGCGTCCACCCATTCGAGAGTAAGAATATTATTTTCAAAAGTATAATCTAATTTCAAGATATCAGAAAAATCAATATCATCGTCTCTAAATTGATTAAGCTCTTTAAAAAACTTAACTTGTGCTTCATATACCTGTTCTTCAATTACATCTTCCAATTCCTCATCTACATCTTCAAAAGAAATCTTTGCTTGTACACTTTCACCCTCAATTTCCCAATCATAATCATGATGAATCCCCTTAGCTCCCCAATACTCATAAGAACCAATACCATTATCAACATATTCTACAGAAGGTTCAGGAACATCTGCAATAAAATCAATAAGCTGCTGAAAATTTATAAGATCCTTCATGATATTGACTCCTTTAAGATTTATTGTTTCGTTAAGAATAGATTATAAAAAACTTAAAGGTTTGTAAATAGTTTTTTATCAATTATTTCCAATTTGTAATATGATTAAAAATAAAATCTAATGCCCTATCACAATTTACAATATCTAAATGAATTTCTATTTCATTTTCCTTAAGCATCTCTTTGATTTCATTTTCTAAATGTTTGGATTGTTCCATAGAATGGACCCGCCCCTCCTGCTCAAAATTGAAATTATCATTTAAAGATATGAAATAATTAAGATTAGGATAACGATTAAAGGTAGATGTTACTAATGTAGAAAATTTAGATACATTATAAAAAGAATTCTTTTGAATGTAAACATTGGAAAGGATCAAGGGGCTATCCATTATTACATATTCATATTGATCGATTAATCTAAACAGCTTTCTATTTTGATTAGCAAAAACATAAAGCTGATCCTCTTTGATAATATTAAATCTTTCTTCAAAGACACATTCTTTAGCATATTCAGTTACAAATTCAACTGAAAATCCATTCACTTTCATACGATAAAAAAGCCCGGATGCTAGTGTAGATTTACCAACACCCGGAGCACCAAAAATATTAATAACCTTTTTCAGTTTCATCTCTATGCCTTTATATCATAATAACCTGGCTTATGCTTTTTACAATTACAATGTTCTCCACATGAAGTAGAAGGAGGTTGTGTAACTTTAATCATAGCATCAGGTCCTTCTGAAGATTTGACTTTCGAAAGAACGGCAACAAGCTCCTTTAGACCCTCTGCATTTGCTTCAAACGCGGATGCAATATCACTGATAGCTTGAAGCTTTAGTTTGGTTTCTTCTGTAGTGTTCACAGTAAAATTACAATTTGAAATATTTAAACTCATTTGATTCTCCTTATTTTATAATCTATCCACAGCATCTTTAAAGTTTTGTAGGTTTTCTTTAGGTGTTATTTCCAACTTTTTTCGTTGAGCATTAACAAATCTTCTTAGTAGGACTCTTGTATATTTTGTTGGCATAAGTTCTTCTTTAAAAAGTGTATTATCAAAACTGTTGATGTATCCATACGCATAGGGATAGTTACTTATCCAGATAGAACAAAAGGGGGTTTCTTCTCCACTTTCTTCATCCTTATAACAAAAATTTAGATAATAGTTTGAAAGCACCATATACAATTTTCCTTCCTCAACCTTATTAAACAAAATTTCATATGCTTCATCAATTGAATGTGATGTCTTTCGAATAGCACTCCAAAATCTTGGATTTAATATAGCAAAAATAAAATTATCTAAAACCTTGTTAATACGAACATACTTGTCAAGAATTGCAATTTTTCTAAACATTTTTTCTCCTAATAGTTCTTTTTCTTTAGGGGTTAAAAGACCATCATCTTCAAACTGTTTGATTTCCTTTATCAAATTAACATATTCTTCAGAACCGGCTTGATCTGTGATCTCAAGATCAAAAATTCTATTCATCTTTTCTTCATATTGGTCAACAGATTCAATCATAACAAATTCTCCTAATCAAAAATCTTATCAATGATGGTTGACACATAAGCAGAATCAATCTTCTCAGGATCGGTTTTACTTAAAGCTTCAACTAATTGATAAAGATACGCCTGGTCTACGCCGACTAACATCTCTCTCATTACTTCATGATCCTTCAAATCAATTTCACTAATCTGCCACATGATCTTCAGTTGTTGGCCAGCACTAATTCTCCAACCTCGTTCAAGAAACTTCTTCATTCTAAAGATTGAAGCAATAGGATACAAACTACCTCTATAAATCAATGTCCTGCTCAGTAAACATTCTAAAGCTTCTGGATCTAAATGTAAATAGTTCTTATCATAATCATAGTAATTCTTTGCGTGGGCAAAATCATAGTTTTCGTGGATTTCGTCTGGGCTTCCATAAAATCGAATAACAATTTGCATCTTATCACTTAATGTAATTGCATTTTGTGAAAGAAAAATAGGACGATACCTTGGCTTAGAACTATCCTTAATTTCTTCAGATAATTGAGCAGCAAATTCTGTTGCATCATCCATATCTCGCATTTCATAATAAGCATATTCTTCCTGGGTTTCAGAAGCAACCCCAGCAGATTTCATATAAATTACTACACGTTCTTCTTCAACACCCTTGATATTCTTTAGAGTTTCTTCCTTTACAATTGGTTGATATGAAATCTCCATGGCATCAAATTTATCACCATTCAATTCTTTAAATTTAGAAACATAATAAATAGCAAGTTGTTTTGCAGCGTCCTTGGTTTTCATGTATACATCGTAGTCGTGCACCTTCTCACCTAGAAGCATTGAGGCAATAGCACCACCTGTAACAATGGTGTTTTTTGCAACAACTTGACGAAGATCCTCATCTTCAATAGAATTAATCCAATCATCAATCTTTTTCTTTAGTTCAATTCTAATACCGTTCTTCTTTCTACCATATCTGATTTCCATTTACCTAACCTCACTTGTTAAATTTATCATCGCTTGCATTACAAACTTCTTGATAGAACTCATTCATTAATGTTTCAATTTTCTCACCAAGTTCTTTTAACTTTGGTTCATCAATATCAACCACACCATGCCCCATAATATGATCCTCCCATGAAGTAATCATAATATGTGCAGTGTGAATTACTTCATGGTATCCAAATTCATCATTATATGCCATTATGCGTAAGCTCCACTCCATTTATCTTCAACTAACTTTTCTAAATCCTCTTCTCGACAACTACATTCCCAATAAACAAAACTATCATAATACCCTTTGTATTTGACAACATGCATTTCCTTATTACAAAGAGGGCAAACAGGTTTCTTGATTTTCTTTTTCATATCATTTCCTTTAATTCGCGGATTTTCAACATACAAATCTCAAATATTATCATTTAAAACTTTTTGAAAATCTTCAGGAATATCTTCTTGAGATTCTGATAATTTATTATAAAATTCTTTTAATGCTTTATCAAATTCCCCATTCATATATAATCTCCAAATAAAATTATTATATGCTATCAATACATATTGTAAATAAAAAAGGAACCTTCGGGTTCCTTTTTTAACATTTTGTTTTATTAGGCGAGAAGCCCATCGGCTGCTTTCGATCTTCTTCTCCGCTTTCGCCCTCATCATCACAATACTCTGTTCCTACACCATCCCCACAAGTATCATATCCCATGACCTTATCACGAGGCCCCTGTTCATTTTCCATGACCATCAAATAATAATCATTGAGGGCGTTGTGAAGTGCCTCTACGTCACTCACTAGATTGCTATATTCATTATATTCAAGAATCTTTTCACTACCATCAAGATTCAGAATTAAACAAAAAAGATTATCTCCAACTGTTTTTGTATAATAAGACTCAATTTTCCCCAAAAGAAAAGAATGAAGATGATTGTCATAAAATTGATGAAACATAGAACTCCTTAAAAATTTTATTTTTATTTATATAGAGAGTATTTTTTAATAATACCAGATCTTCCAAGAATATCTAATTCTGTTTCAATAACCTTTTTAATAACCTCTAGCGAAACATTATACTTATTACTAAGCTTTTCAATTTCACTCAGGTTTCTTTTTTTACTTTTCGCTCTTAAATTGTTTTCATTAATAATTCTTCTTATTGGCCATACCGAACAATTGAATTTCTCCGCAATTTCTTCAATAGACATATTATTATTAAGACACCGTTGAATTTCTTCCGGTTTGATATAATCACTTATCGAATTCTTCTTATTGTATGTTACTCCAAGTTTTGTCATACTATACGTGAAAGAGGTCATTTGGAGATTATAGTGTCTTGAAATATTTTTTAGAGTTTCACCCTTATCTAATAGTTTTTGAATTTCTTCACGATAAAGAACTACCTTTTCGCCGTTTCTTTTTGAGACAATCACAGAATTTTTCATATATTTTCTCCAATAAAAAAGTTTATATATTTTAAAATAAAGGGGCCTTAGGCCCCTCATATTAAGAGATCATCCAGAGAGTTGCCTGTCTTCCGCGAGTACCTGGAATCTTTTCGGGCTGAACAGACTTGATGAGGTTCTCACGCTGACATTCCATTACTGCCTTATGGACGAGATATGGGGAAACTTCAAGCTTCCTGGCAAGCTGCAGAATCGAAAAAACTTCAAAATTCTTAGCTCGAGTAATTACTTCATTCTTGATGAAAGAAAACTGTGATTCCCGCTTAGAGGGCTTCTTTTCTCGAGTCTTGTTGGAACAGTTTTCCATTACCTTAGAAACAAGAGCTTCTACGCGAGCCTTGCCAATGCGGTTGTTCTTAGCAAAATCATTGATCAGGTTGGTAATCTGGGTGTTCATGGTATTACTCCATTTGGTTAAATTGTTATTTTGTTGATTTAAGAATAACTAAATTCTTAGGAGATGTAAACAATTATTTTGAAAAAATTAAAAAAAAAAAAATTATCGCCAAGGATAAGCGTTATATGCCTTCAATCCAGAAGGAGAAATCCTACTGGGTGTTTCTGAAAGACAAAGATCCGAACGATCAAATTGATATAAAACATCTTCATTCATGTTATAACAAAACAAACCTTCACAATCTTCATAAAATTGACGGCACTGAATCTTATCTTCAGTTACTGAAAAAGCAAATCTCTTTCCATCCTTAAAAAACACATTTCGCTTTCCATCAGCCTTAAGATTGTTGGCTTCAAGAAATTCCTTAAAAAGCTCTCGACTGACATTGTTGTTTCCCATTGACATACTGATCTCCTTTATTACTTCTTTGAAAAATAGATCTTAGCCATTGTAAGATCACACTTATACATCTTGCCATTATCAGAATAAATGAAGGGATACTTGTAAGAGGACTTGCGATAATCAACAAGCTTCCTTCCTCCAGTACCCTCGATTTGAAGATTGTGAAGATCCATGATCCCTTCAAGGATACTAGGGATTTTTGTGGAAGCATTCAGCACCTTTGACTTCACCTTCATTGAAAATTCATTTGCAGAATAAGAGATATTACCAAGATCGAATTTGATACCATATTTGGTTTCAATCTCCTTAAGAGCAGAACTCATTTCAGAACGAAGAAGGTTCAAATTGTTGTTGTCAAACTTGGTTATCATGGTATTGCTCCATTTGGTTAAATTGTTGTTTCGTTAAGAACAGATTATCAAAATGTTCCTAGGATGTAAATAGTTATTTTAAGAATTTTGAAAATAAGTTGGTTCAGGGAGACATACCTTATATCTCAAAAGATCTTTGAGTTTACAATGGGAAATCGAACGAACTAAAACATCTCCATAACGATCAAACCCAGAATCAAAATTAATGAAAAAGACCAAAGGTTCTTTAAAATCAAAAGTGAACTCTGCGTCCTCTACATAAAATGCATCATATGGATCCTCAAAAATAAGTTGATCAATACTGTAACTATTGTAAATGGTATCAGCCATCTTTTTTGTTGTAATATCAACTTTATATCTTACACCATCAAATTCTTCACGTGTTTCAAATTCAGGAAGATCCTCCGATTTAATATAATCATGAAAGAACATAAGATCCATTTCGGAAAAGCATACTGAATTGATAAGCTTAAGCATATCTTTTTTATTCGTTACAAGAAAAAATAAAGGAAGACCAAAAAACTCTGGATTCGCTTTAAAATCAATTTCGGAAAGCATCTTATTACAAAACATAGTATCTCCTAAAAACTAAAAATGTATTTGATTAGATAAACTATAAAAGAATACCAAAAATAGAAAAACGAAAGAAATTTTAGTGCGTCATTAAATTCAGATGTTTTAAATGGAAAATATTCTCTAATGTTCCAAAATGTGAGCCCACAACCAATGCTGATAAATTTAAGAACTTCTAGTGATTGAAAACACAAAATTATTGCACTTACACATGTAAAAAGGATGATTCAAACTAACATAATTTCTCCTATGATAATTCTTTAAACCAAGTGATATAATAATCTTTTTTCTCTTTATCATTTTTCATAATAAAGGCATGAAGATCTTTCCTTTTGTTTAGATTATATGGTGTTTCTAAAATAATCCAAGATTGAACTCTATTAGCTTCTTTATCAGTCCATTCAAAGGTTATATAGAAAGTTCTTTTTTGTAAATTATAAACAAATTTTTTAAATCAATTCATTCATTACTCCTTAAATTGTTCAAGAAGCCTAACCTTAGCTTCGGAGTTCATCTTTTCAAAACACTGCTCTAAAGTCTTTCCCTGACGAAGAGCAAACATAATTCCCGAATAGGGATAATCCTTAACTTTCAGAGCATATTCTTTCTGAGTAAGCTCTTTGGTAGATAATGTTTCAAACTGCGAAATAATGGTCTCTTTCATGTTTGTGTATGCATCCATCCACGGTTGAAAGAATTTAGCATCTTCGGGGAAATACTGAAGATATTCATCCGTTTCGTTTGCAAACACAAGGTCACAAATCCTTTTTGGATTGAGATTTCCGTTATCACGAAGATGATGAATGGCAACATATGCAGGATTTTTAACTTTCACCCTTTCATTGGTTTTGATGTTCCAGAAAACATATCCTTCAAAGAAAGCACCTGATCCATTAAAAGAATTTCTTACAGAATCAATCTCATTCAAATTATACATTTTAGGAAGACGGGTATTTACACCAAAGGCATTCAAGTCATATACAACCAGTTCCATACCCCCTAGATTTAGATATTCACCATCATCATTAAATCGACCACCCAAAAAAACAAGAGAATAATCAGTATGTGGCACTACTACACGGTTTTCAGGTGTACAAAGTTCAAAAATATATGTTACATTTTTATTGAATTTCTTTCTGGCAATCTCTTCTTTAGTTTTATTACTATTTTTAAAACACTCATCAATCAATTCACTAAACACCCTTCCTGAATTACATTCACTTTCAGCATATGCTGTCCCTTTTGTGCCGAAACACCACTTATCTTCAAAGGGGTTCCACCATACAGGAATTAAGCTACCATCTACCTTTTCCAGACAAACAGATTTTTCAAAATTAAAATTTTGTGTATTTGCTTCTCCATAATTAAAGAAACGATCAAAGGGCCTACGAAGGATATTCCAATCCCAATCAAGAATCAATCCCCGACATTCAAGAACAATAGGATTTGTTTTTGGTGAATCAATTTGGGAATATGTAAGCACAATAAAATTTTCATAGATTTTGGATTTAACTCCAAAATCCTTTTCAAGCTCTTCTAACGCTTGAGTTTTTGTTAGTACATTGACATTGTTGAGATAATTTTGAATATGCAACATTTAATATCCTCTATTTTTCCCACAGTTTACATTTAGGTTTATCAAAATAATATGTGGATTTTTGCTTAAAATAATCATTCCCATTAATATATCGTACATTAATATCTTTGAAATGTACACATGCATGAAGCAAACAGTTTGTTTTAGCTAGTGGGCAATATTTTTGACCAAAATTTTCAACAAGTTCCGTTTCCTTATGTGCAACCTCAATACTTACACTATCCTTCCATTTTTCAAAATCTTCAGGATTTAGTTCATATTCAGTAGATACGGATACATCACTTGATCCAAAAAATTCTTTAATTTCTTTACATAATTGGTTAAACATTATTTTCTCTATTATATTCGGGTTTTCAAGAGATTGAATGGATTCGATTTCTCCCTCAAGTTGTGTAATATCATAAATATTATCTTTAAACTACACTTTAACAGCCTCAGTACTATCAAGATCTAACAGTTTCATTATAACATTCTCTTAATTCAAAATGGTATTCATCAAACAAACAATTAACCAACCACAACCAAGAGTAAAAATCGTCCCAAAACCAAACCCAATCATTTCAAGAACTTCTTTAATACCCTGAACTTCTGAATTTCGAGTGTTTTTTCTCTTGATGAAAAACTTATTCTTTCTCATGATTTGTTCCTTGGTTGATTGTTTCCGTTTGTTGAATTTAGAATAAACAATTTTTGGAAGCGTGTAAACTATTTTATTACATTTAAAGCATACACCATTGCTTTTTGTCCTTCTTCGTCAGTAATCATATTTTGATATGCACGAACAGGACCTTCTTTGTTTACCCAATTAAAAACATCGTGAGAGTAAATAATTGCGTAATTTTCATCCCATGAAAAATTCTCCATTCCGTATTTCATAAATTTTTTAATGAAGTATCCTTCAAAACAATTAGCTCGAACACACCAAGCCATATAATCCAAAGCTTCAATAAATTCTTTTTCAGATAGGTTTTTCATTACTTTAGAAAATCCTTAATCTTCTTTCCTCTATTTTGAGTAAGAAATCTGTTTTTACAATTAAAAACATCTTCGCAAACAAATAGTTCATTTGAAATATATTTTACATTTTTGTCATTATAATGGGCCTTATTACAATTAGCGCAAATAAAAGCGATTTTCATTTTATCTCCTATTCTGTTTCAAAAGTAAAAGTGGCTAAATTTCTAATAAATGATTCTTTTTTAGAATCTTGATTACCAAAAAAGATTGTAGTGATTAATTTCTTGTTTCGTTCAACGATTGCCCTATTCTTATATACATGTTTTACTACAAGAATATCGTCTTCTATAGTATAGTATTTTTTACCATACTGTAAAATTTCCGCGATGGTTTTAATTTTTATATGTCTATTGTGCATCCTTTCAACGAAATGGGTAGTTACAATATAATTGTTTTTAATATAATTCCATGGTGACAATTTAGAATCTCGATATTTTATATATTCAATATCTTGGTTGCAGCAATACCTTTTACTTGGTTTAAGAAGTTTGAGATTAGCATATGACATATAGTTCCCGCCCAACTAATTATTCTTCATCAAGAAATCCATGTTCTTTTAAAAGATTTTTATAATAATCAACAGCTTCTTTTAGACCCATATTCTTATGTCCAAATTTTTCACGCAAAGTTTTAATTGCACTAATTTTATCATGGGCTCCAAAAGTCCGAACCAAATCATTATTAAATATTTCCAATTCTTCCTTTTCTTTATCAAGAATATCGCCTTTAGTTAATTTCCAAAGAATTTCAGGGTGCCTTTTAGCCAATTTAACTACAATTTCCCTATAATTAATATTTTCGTCCATAAGAATATCAATTATATCATTATTTGTGAATGACTGAAGCATTTTTTCCCCTTAATTTAAAATTGCATCCATTAAACAAATAAAAATCCACCCCATTACAAAAAGACTTGTTGCTCCCAAACACCATCCAATAAATTCTAACGCTTCTCTTTCAATAATGGAGGATTTATAACAATTCTTTTTCATAAAAGATCTCCTTAACCTATGTAATTAAGTTGATATTTAGATGCCTTAGCAAAGTAAATTTTACCATTATGATAACTACGAAGAATAACTAAATTTCTATTATGACGAATATCGTCTTTCAATATTGAAGGAAAATTATCATCTCTATTATTAGAGACCGAAACATAATCAATAAATTCGGGATTTTCATAAAATGAATCACGCGTAGCATAAGTACGATGCCAATTCCTACAATCAACATTGAGAAGCATATCTTTATCAATAATATGAATACATGTGCCTGCAGGAAGTTCATACATTTTCATTTTGATTTCCTTTGTTGTTTGTTGTTCCATTAAGAATAGATTATCAAACGCCAAGACCCTTGTAAACAAAAAAGTGGGAAACTTAAAAAATTTTCCCACTTTTTCTTAGATATCTTCTCAGTCTTCATCTGATAATTTAGGTACAGGCTTACCCCTTGCTGATCTATTATAATTATTAATAACTTGCCTTCTATCTACATACTTTGTTCCGACTTCGGCTGCAAATATAACAGCCAGAAGTTCAGTTAAATATGAATCAACATGCGCACCAGTAACAACTTGAAAAATTATAAGCATTTGGACAAATATAAATGATATTCCCACTTTTGAAATTCTACCATCATCCCTTGTTATCATTCTATAAAAAGAAATTTCCTTTTTATTCTTATAAACTGACACAAAAACAACTGTAATAAATGCAAAAGATAGTAAAACAATAAGAATTTGATACACCATAAAGAAATCTGCAGGGATCAAAAATTGTAAAAAACTCAAAACTCATGCAAATTTATCTCCCATTACAATTTCTCCACATCCCTTCTACATCATTCGATTCTATTCAACCATCCTCTTATAAATCTTTTCTGTGATGGATTTCTTTTTACAATAGCTAAAAAGAAATTTTTTCTTTTTTCAAGAAATTTTTCAATAAATTCATCTTCACCAGCACTCTGGAGTGCATTAAAAGTGTTTTTTCCATATGCTCTATCAAACACTAAACCGTATCCCATATCGATAAGAACTTTTTGAGCGAGACCCGTTGAATTCCTTAAACCATGATTAACAGTTGCATCAAAAAATATAAATGCTTTCTTATCTGAAAGTAAGGTATCTAACCATGCAACATCTCAAAAATATTCTTTATATGCCTTTCATGCAACTTCTTTAGTTAAAAGTTTAATATCTTCTTTATCAATATCACCATCATTATCCATATCGAATAATTCAAAATCATCAGTGTCTTCTGCAAAGTTGATTGAGATTCCATATTTAGTTGCACCACCAGAATCAAGAGGATCATCCGTATATTTGTCCATCCCCTCGTATTTTGCAGTGTACATCATAGCCTTTTCAAAATTTGCCATAACAAAATCCTCCTATGTAACTATTTATACACAAGAGGATAATTGACTAACCTTTGATATAAAACTTTTTAAGTTTTTTAAAATCTAAACCAACAGAAGCAAAAATCTTTTCAATCTCATTATAAACGTAATGTGTTTCTAAAAATAGATACCCGTTTTCTACAGCAAAATCTATTCCTTCATATCCCCAATAGTAGTTGTCTTTAAGATAGTCTTCTTTATTGGCAATTTCTTTTATAACCTGTCTAAAAGATTCTTCAGAAGGAAATTCTGATTTATGAATAACATAACTTGAACTACTTGAATTCGAAACAAAACCTGTTCTAACTTTCATTTACACCTCCACTTTGTATAATTCAAATAAATCAACACAACAGGACACAAAATGATTATTTTTAGTATGGGCATTCATAAGTAAATAGTAATAATCATCTGAGGCCCAAAGAATACCTTGGAAGTAATATACATCCCCAGTACCCTTCTCAATAAGAACACAATCTATATATTTTTCATATTTTTGAATCAGAAAACTCCAGTTCCCAGTACAAACACATTTATGATGATTAATCAACTTTACCCCCAAGGTTTTCAATTAGAGTTCGGGCACCATACGCACCCTGATCAATACTCCCTAAAACAACTTCATTACCTTTGGATATTTCTTCAGTAACAAAATTATAATATTCTTCTGCATAATCATCATTTTCTAAGATTTCTTCAAGAGTTAAATCCCCATACCCAAAAACACTTAAAATATATTGTTCTATATCTTCTTTAGTTTTCATAATATATCTACGTGAGGAACAATACTCCCTCTCTTCCATAATTTCATAAAATTTATCTAAAGGAATGGTTATGGTTACTTCATTCTGCCCCTTCTTTATAGGAAGCATGAAACTACTACTTGAACTATTGGAAACAAATCCAGTTCTGATTTTAGCCATTATCCGTTCCTCCCTGCACCGAATGTAGCCTGACCTCCAAGTTCAAAAATGGTTGAAAATATTTCCCGATCTTCTTCATTAAAATCCTCTAAATCAATCTTATCATAGTCCATGTCGATATATTCACCATCATCATCATAGATAGTAAAAAACTCATCACCTTCTGGCCCATAGGAATCCAGATAAAGAATTTTATCTCCTTCTACAGCTTCACAGGACACAGAAGTATACATAAATGACTCTATTTCTAGTAGAAATTTATCCTCTTTGTTTCGAACTGTAATTTCTGGATATCCAGAACCAGGTGGGCTCCAAATAAGAGAATTATGATACTTACTAAAAGCTGTATCTTTTAGATTAAATTCTACTCCTAGATCATCTCTACCTGCTTTAGTTGCATTTGCAATTCCAATAATAAAACTTGAACTACTTGAATTTGATACAAATCCTGTTCTAATTTTAGCCATTACCTATACCTCCCCTTAATCCCTTCAACAGGGTCAAATTTTTCAATACGCTTCCAAAATCTTCCAGAACAATATAATAGTGCATCCCGGCCATTAGAATATGCCTCAATTGTAAATGTAGACATAGTTTGACCTCCAAAACCCCCAAAGGGACCAGTAGTGGAGCCAAACGTCTGTGGCCAAGCGTAATATAACAATTCAGAATAATCACAATCTAATTTTGTACAAATATCATCGTCGTGTACTTTTTGTGTTATCTTTTGATAATTCATACTGTCTCCTAAATAACCTCGTCTAAATTAATATTCTATTTAAATTCATTTTTCATTGAAGAGAATTGAAATTTTAATGAATTTTTCATTGATCCTTCTTAATTATAAATTTACTCAAAAACAAAATTATTTTTCTATAAATAGATATATAATATTAAAACTAGGGTGTAAACATGATTAGATCATCCAAGCACATTTTGAAGTATCAGACTGGTTCCAAGACGAAAGTCTTGAACCAGCTCTTTGATGATTTCAGAACAGACTTGTCTTGGTACATTGATCTAATCATTTCAGGACAATTGCCGCTGACCAAGTTCATGTCATCCAAGGATTTGCCATCTGGTATTATTACTCATTCCCAATGGAAACAAATTCTTTATAAGACGGCTTCTGAAATTGTTAGATCCCAATACAAACAAGCATCAAATCGAAGATTTAAACACTACAAGAAATTGTTTCATAAGTGCATTACTGCAAATAAGCATTGTTCTTTCACTGACAAGAGATTTAGTGAACTGAATCTCAAACCAATTCATCAATCAAAATTCTTTAGTAAACCAGACTTGAAGAATTTCTCAATCACATTAGATTCTAGACTTATTGATTTTCAATATGGCTTGCATTTCGATGAATTCATTAGGATCAAGACCCCGTTGTTTCATGAACACAAGAAACGTGCTATTACAATTAATGTTCCTATCAAACATCACAAACATAGTCGAAAATTCGATTCTTGGGAACGAAAAAATTCAGTTCGATTGACACTAAAGAATGGCGTCATGAATTTTGAATTGATCTATGAGAAAGATGCACCAGCACTAAAGACTGAGGGTAAAGTTCTTGGAATCGACCAAGGTTACAAGAAATTGATGTCATGTTCAGATGGAACATTTCTCGGCTCAGAAATGGAATCGATCTACAAGTTCATTTCCAACAAAAAGCAAGGTTCCAAAGCATTCAAGAGGGTATTAGCCCACAGGACTAATGAAACGAATCGAATTTGCAATTCTCTAAATCTTTCTGATGTCAAAGAACTTGTGGTCGAAGACCTCAAGAACTTGAAACACAAGACAAAATTGTCAACAAATTTTATGAACAAGATGCAACGCTGGGTTTACCCAGCAGTACTAAGCAAACTTGAATCCTTGGCTGAAATGAACGGTGTTCATTTCACGAAAGTGAATCCTGCTTATACTTCGCAGACTTGTTCTAACTGCGGATGCGTGGACCCTGGGTCTCGCCAAGGCGAAGACTTCAAGTGTCTGCACTGTGACCATGAGATTGATGCAGATTGAAACGCCTCAATCAACATTGCTCGTTTGGGAATTTATAGTTCCCAAAGTTCAAAAAGCTAATTTCATTGTTTTTCATTGAAATTAGCAACTATAATGCAAAAACTTTTTTAGTTTTTCTGATTTATTATCAATTCTATCCTTAATATGATCCTCATCCAGCATTAGACTAGTCACAATATCAATTGCCAAAAGAACATCACCAATTTCCTTTTCCAAAAAGTTTTCTATTGGTGGGATTATCCATCCAATTGGAATCAAGCCCATGCCTAAGAATTTTACCAACTACTTGTATCACTTCTCCACATTCTTCAGATAATAGAGCTAATGATTCAAGTTGTTCATTTGAAAGTCCATTAACATGGTCCATTCTGTTCTTCCTCAAGGACTTCGATTAAAGTGTTAATAGCAAACATTGAAATTTCAGCATCATGATTATCCTGCTCATCTAAAATACTCATAAGATAGTCTCTCATAATCTTAAGTTTTATAACATCAGATTCTTGAATCAAAGAAATCAAAGCATTCTTTAACTTTTCACAATTTTTACAACCCATAATATCTCCTTTAAATTTTATAAATGGGGCAGCTACGTCCATTTGCCAGAAGACTTTCCCTAAAATCAACAGTCTTAGGGTGATTCCAAATATCCTGAAGAAAATTTTTACAATTTACTACATCTAGACCTTCTTCCCATCCAACAATACCTTCACAGAAGGAACAAGGGGCAAATTTTCCATGAACATCAATATAGGAACTGAAAGCAGTAGACTCGCAGGGCTCGCTCATAGTTTTAAATTGTTCGTACTTTGGGTGATCTTGAACTGCCTTTAGAAAATTTGTACAAGAACAACTATCGAATCCATAAGAAATCCCACTTTCCATCACATATTCAATCATTTCCTTAAATTTATGAAAGGGGATTGGATTGAATGTTTTACCTCTACCTTTTTGTTTTAAAGCAAGAAAAACAATAGCATTGAGCTTAGAAAGTCGAGGATCGTTCTTAATGTCATCAATGATTTCGGGAATTTTCATGTAGTTTTGGGAGTGATAACATAGATGGATATTTACCTGATTCATTCCTCTGTCAGTCAACTTCTTAATAGAATCATAACAAATGTTTTTATTATCATATAGACTTACAGCACAAGCGCCAGTAAGATTAGCAATTTTATCTGCCACATCATCATCAATATCAGCAACAGTAAGATTTGGCACAACCCCATTTTCTCTACAATGTTCAAAAATCTTCCAGATATCTGGATTAGAAGTAGCCGAAGCATCAACACCAAATGCGATTTGTCCAATAGTCTTGGGTAGTTTACTGAACACTTCTTTAAATGTCTCGAAAGACATATATGTACCATTTGGAGTATTTGCTTTGTAACAAAATGAACAAGGAACATGAAATCCTTTTTCATTTCTTGGCCCATGGCAAATTGTCGTAATTTCAATATCAGCAATGAGAGGACCAAAGGGTGAATAATTTGGATCATCATCAATAGTATTACCGTATACTACAGAAAACCCATTATCCTTTAAAAAAAGATGATGAAAAGAATGATCTTTTGCTTCAACAATCTTCTTTTCATCGGTATCAAAAAGAACAGCCTCATTTCCATTTACATCATAAATAATTTTCAGCATTTGTGTTTCCTATGAATCTTTCAGTAAAAAGGTTCTTTTGATTAATTTTCCAGAAGCATCTATGTCTTCTTTAACTTCAAGTTCGTAAATTCCTCGATGATCATCATAATAATTTTCATATTTGACATCACCATCACCTTTTAGAAGAACTTCTTCTAAAAGAATTCCAATCAACCTACTGGCCTTCATTTTCTTTAATCCTCTTTATAAATCCTTCAAGAATATCAGCATACATAAAACATTCTTCAATCTCATTTGTTGCTGTGGCATTAAATGAAGATTTGATATAATCTGGGTTTTCTTTTAAAGCCTTTTCCCATTGTTCCTTAGTTATAAGGCCTTGTGTGCGAAGAGCCTTAGTAGATTTTTTGATTGCTTCAATGATAACAGGTGGAAGATTATACATATTAAATCCTATACATATCTAAAATTGTTTGGTTGATAAGCTTGTGATTCACAGTTGTTTTGTTATGGATAGATTCTAATTTAAGTTTTACTGTTTGTAAACCATCATCAATAAGATTCCCCACTTCTTCTATAGAAATTTTCCCATACTTGATATCTTTTAAAAATTCTCTATCAGCAAGTGGATATTTAATTTTCCCAGTATCAAGTAATTCAATAGCTTGTAAAATGCAGCGATAGGAATGATGTACTGCTTTCCAATCTGTGCCATCCATTGCTTTCTTGGATCTTTCTCCGTATCTTTCTAATTCTGATTCTAATCTACGGAAAAATTCCCCAACTGAAATATCTAAAAGATGAACTTTACCACCAATGCGAATTGCTTTTCTTCCGTCCTGGCATACTTCATATTTGCAAAAAATTGTGTCAGCGCATTGTTCAAGGATTTTTTCATAAATTTGTTCAAGTTTATATTCAATATAACCATCCATAGATCTGTTCTGAGGAAGCTTTGAAATTTCTTCTTTTGTTACTTCATAAACCTTTGTAAGTTTAGCAGCTCGGCTTCCTTTAAGATTGTAACGATCTGACATACTAACGACATAACCTAAAACCCCTCTCATATTTGACATATCAAAATATTCTGTAGGGGAACTAAAAATTCTATACATTAAACGATTTTTGTAAAGAACAGCATCTTTATTTGTAAAAGAATATAAAATGTCAATAGCATTTGTATCACCTTGTCGAAGAAGATCCAGGAAGAATTGAATAGACCATCCTTGGCAATCAATATCTTCAGATGAATTTGCTTTCTTATCACTAGATGTATTCATATTCAAATTTCTTGATGCAATACCAAAAACACAGTCTTCCAAAGATGGTTTAAAAATAAATTTTACATCAGTATCAGAATTTTCATTATCTGTACCATAAAGCTTAGATCCCATCAAGGAAACATAAAGAAGTTCATATCCTTTAGGGAGATTTTTATTGATTGTTTCGAGGATTTTTTCTTTCATATTTGTCCTTGCTCCTTCTTGCTATTTCCCAGGCCTCTATTTGTGTATTTGCATACCCATAATCAATTTCTAAAAAAGTTTCATATTCATAAACTGTCCAGAAAAATTCCCCATGTTTATCCTTAGGACAATGTTCCACTGTTATACACAACTTTCTAAACATCGCAAATACACCATTTTCCGTCATCTTTACATTCAACTTTCAATTTGTAATCTTTCATAGATTCATCAACGGCTGCTTCTATAATTGCCATCTTTCCCGATTTCTTCATAACCTCTAAACGTAACCAAGATTTAAATTCTTTTGTATTGACGCACTTCTCAAAGGCATCTCTTTTATTCTTGTGTCGTGAACGAGAAGCCTGTGAATACCCGTGAGATCCACTAGGTCTATGAAAACAGTGAACAGCTGAAGAAGTTTTATTTACTTTTTGGCCACCACTCCCCGACGCTCTAGTATATGACCATTCAAAATCATCCGCAGTTAAAGAAAATAGTTTATCCATTAATCTTTATCCTCCACCATATAATTTGTAAAAAAGGTTGCTTTTATAGCAACCTTGGACCCAATCTTAGGTTTATACCAATCATCATAACGATATATAATAAATACCCGTGTACAGTTACAACCATCATCATTGATTTCAACAGTATAATGAGAAAACCCGTCTTTCGATTTTTTGATTTCTCTGTTTTGAAGTGTGCCATATCCAATAAGATCACTACACCCCATAAGAAAACTCATAACAACGATTAAGATAAGTATCTTAATTAATTTCATAATTTTTCTCACCATACAGATACCTTAACATTTTACTTTTCACATCCACATTGGGAATTCTTCCATCATGTACAGTATCAAACCCCATGATTTTTCCAACCTCTACAACCGCCCCTGATCGGCAAAGACCCGCCGTACAATGAACAAGAACATTGTGGTTTTGACGCAAAGCATTGTCGAGAATTTCTACAAGACAATTTGCCTGTTCTTGTGTAATGGGTTCAAGTAAACGTCCGTTATAATTTGTTTTACATAAGATGTCATAAAACTTAAACTGGTAAATTTTTATAAAACGATCATAATACCTTGGTGTAGGAAAAAATGTATCTGGATCGGTTATTTGAATAAGTATAGAATCTGATGGTTTCAATATATGATTACCATTTATTATATTAATACGAGGAACATTTTCTATATATGGCATTCGTAAAACTCCTTTTTAATAAAGGACAAACAATCATGCTGGATGTGTTAATTGCGTATATTTTCGTTAACCCATTTGCGGGACTCGGCAACAGACTTTGCCCACACCTGCGACAAAACAGGGTGCCCGCGCACTGCGTCCCAACCGCCTCGATCAACAAGCACCTTAATCTGTTGAATCTGATCTTTGGTCATTCCTGTGTACATAGTGCCATCCTAGGTTATTTGTTGTTTATTGAATTTAAAAATAACAAAAAAGAGGATCCTTGTAAACAAGAACCCTCAAATAAATTGTTAATTAAAATAAATGGTTATGAAATAGTTTGATTATTTGTCATTTGTTCGATCATGAGATCAAGACTCCCCGATACTGAATCATTATCCCCATCATATGCTGTAAATTCTACATTTAATTGTGGGTCTAGATCAGTAGCTTCATTATATAAATCTATTGATGGAACTGTCATTTTACCCACTTCACCTGTTACTTCGATCTTATCGATGTAATAACCATCTGGCGCATTAACATTAAACAGATCATTTGACGTGCCATCTGTAGTACTACCATCTGTAAACCAAGCTTTCCATGATACTAAATCGCTATCTTGATTTTCTTTACCTAGATATACAGTAGCTCCATAGAAGTTATCAACATCTCCTGATAGTCCTTCATTATCAAATTCAAATACTAAAATTTCATGTGGTTCTATATTGTTATTATCAACACCCATACCCTGTGCAGAAGGATTTACCAAATCTCTATCACCTTCAGCAGAGAACTTGATTGCATAACCATCACCTTCATATTTACTGAAAAACCC